TGATAAGGGTTTTTATTTACAAAAAATAGTCATAGTTTCAGATACGAGATGGTTTGGGAGATATTATTATCTTATTTTTCAAAAGAAAAAAAGTGATTTTTTAGAATGGAATTTAAGGAGTTTTTAAGATGTATAAAATAGAAAAAATAAAAAATAAAATAATTTGTGGAGATGCATTAGAAGAATTGAAAAGAATGCCTTCTGATTTTGTAGATTGCATTATTACTTCGCCACCATACTGGTCAACAAGAAGTTACTTACCTGAAAATCATCCTGATAAACTCAAGGAAGTAGGTTTAGAAGACCATCCACAACAATATATTGACAAAATTGTAGAAATCTCTCTTGAATGTGTTAGAGTTTTAAAGAAAACAGGTGTATTCTTTCTTAATCTTGGAGATGTTTTTTATACTCGCTCACAAAAAAATAGTTGGTTAGAAGATAAATTGAATAAAGGTTGGAAAAGTTCTGTAAAACATAGAATAAATGCAAGAGGTAAATACAAAGATACTTGGCTTAAACGAAAAGGTAGATTGTTATTACCAATGAGGATAGCAATAGAACTTCAAAATAAAGGAATAATTATCAGGGACGTGATAATTTGGGTTAAAAAATTAACAAAATATCCAGAAAAAACTTCTATTGGAACTACTATACCTTTTCCCGTTAAAGATAGATTGTTGCCAGCTTTTGAATACATTTTCCAAATTGTTAAATCTCAAAAATATTATTTTAATCTTGAACTAATAAAAAATGAATTAAAAATGAGTTCTATACAAAGACTCCAGTATCCGACAGTTGAGACTTATCCTCAAGATAATCCTTACAAAAGAAGTATGGCAGGGATTGAAAAATTTAGAAGAGAACTTTTAATGACCAAAGAAGTAGTTAATTGGGATGTTAAATTGAAAAAAGAATTAACAAAAGCGAATCCTACTAATGTTGTTATGTTTACTCAGGGTAATCAATTTACTGTCCCTCAAGGACATTATGCCAAATTTCCCGAAAGTTTAGTAGAGTTTTTTATTTTAGTTGGGTGTCCAGAAAATGGAATAGTTTTAGATCCGTTTATGGGAAGTGGAACTGTTGGTGTTGTTGCCAAAAGGCTCGGTAGGAATTTTATAGGTATTGAATTAAATCTTGAATATATAAAAATAGCAGAAGAAAGAATAAAAAATGTTCCCGAAAGTTTATTTTAAGTTATGAAAATTATTGGAAATCAATTACAAATATGCTTGATTTTTTATATAGTGATACTTTATAATATAGGTGCTTAAATAAAAAGGAGGTTGAAATGAGGGCAAAAATAAAAGTAAGAAGCAACCCAAAGTGGGTAGGAAAGATAATAGAGACATTTTTAAGTCCAAGATTAGAAAGAGTTGAGAAAGAGGTATTCATAGGTCTCGCTGGTGAATTCACCTGGAAGGACAACTTACTTGTTCATCGCATCTACATTTCTGAAGACAAAGATAAAATTCTAAAAGAACTTTCTGGTTTTGGTGGATGTGATACTGTCCTTCTAAGGGCAAGGATAGTTAGAAACAAAAGAGGAAAAGTTTCTTTGGTTGCTAAGGAGGTGAATGATGAAGTTTAAGAAGTATAGTACTTTACTTCAGAAAGAGTTTAATTGTGAAATTGAATTTAAAGAGCTCGCACGCTGTAATGCCATCTCTATACATGCAAAGTTCATTTTGAAAATTGGTGATAGAGAGTTTCCTTTCTGCACACACGATTTAAGAAAGAATCCAATCGGCATTTGTTTTTACAGTCAGGATGCTTTAAATTTCTTCAAAGTTTCTAAAAAATATAGTTCTGTCACCTTTACAATTCCTGAAGAAGTTTATAACTGGATTTTGGAAGTAGAAAAAGAGAAGATTCAAGAGTTTGAAAATGAAGTTTTTTCGGATAAAGATATTGAACTTTGGTTTTATCAAAGAATAGATACTTATGATACTCCTCTACCTCTTGACGAATGGTATCTCAGTTTCGTAGATTTTATTTCTGAATTTGTTTACGATTATGTCAATAAAAAAGGTGTTAATAAGGTTTTATTTTCAAAGTTAAAGGAGAAAGAAGTTTTACAGCCTGTTGAGAGAAAGAGGCTTGGTTGTGAGGTTATTGATTATCTTTATAAAGGGACTGGAAAATTCTTAAAGGAAATTATTGATGAGATTGTAAATGAGATGGAAGAAGAAAAAAAGAAAAAGGAAGAAGAAAGAAAAAGGAAAAAGGAAGAAAGAAAAAAGGCAATTGAAGAAGAAGTTGAAATTTTTAGTGATGATGATGAAATTTATGCTTCTAAGGCTTTACTCGCCATTCACTCCATTCGTATTTTCTACTCGGTTAAGGAAAATTATATAAGAGTTTACGGAAAGACTTACGATGCAAAGGAAGAATTCAAGCAGAATAATTTCAGATGGAACTCTGACAGGAAGTGTTGGGAAACTCAATTTAGTAAAGAAAACATGGAAAAGGCTATCCAGATTGTGAAGAAGTATGACAAAAAGATTGACCCAGTGGAAGCAGGTTATGTCCGATGCTGGGAGTGTGGGAGATGGTTCAAACCTAAAAAAGGAGACTGGGATGGGTTTGGTTGGTATTGTGGTTGTTGAAAGTTGAAAGGAGGTGTAAAATGGAAGAACTCAAAAGTAGTGTGTATTTTGTTGCTTTTTTAAATGCATTATTAAAAAAAGACAGAGAACTCAAAGAACTCTTAAGGCAGTTATACCACAAAGCGTTTGAAGAATATAAAGATAGTGTGACGGAAGAAGAAATTGATAGAGCGTTTAAGGAATGGTTTGAAGGTATTGACAGGTATTATGATAATGTTTTAGAAACAGTTGAAGTATATGACAAAGTTGATGAATTCAAAGCCATACTTGATAAATATGTCCCGCAGGCAGAAAAAGTTATAAGGTTTATTAATAAATTGACAGGAGGTGTAGAAATGGAATGAAAATAGTTTATAATAATATAAGATGAGATGAAACTGAAAAAATTGACAGCAAAAAATTTCCTTTCGTTTCAAGAATTCTCTCTTTCTTTTGACAATTCTTTTGTTATAGAAGGTATCAATATTGATGAAGGCGGCTCAAATGGTTCTGGTAAATCAGCAATAATAGAAGCGATTATTTGGGGTTTATATGGTGAAAATCTAAGAGGAGTAAATCAAGAACAACTTTTAAGATATGGTTCTAATTCTATGTCAGTTTCACTTCATTTTGATGATTTTACTTTAACAAGAACTTACAATAAAGAAGGTTCAAATGCTTATATTGTTTACAATTCAAAGAGGATAACAGGTGTTAAAAATGTAAACAAGTTTATTGAAGAAAAATTCGGTAAATTTCAGGATTTTATGCTTTTTTCTTGTTTTACTGATAAATACAGGTTTTCAAAATTAACAGAAACAGAAAGGAAGAAGTTAGTTGAGCGTTTTGTTGACTTAAAAAGGGTTGATGAACTTTTAGAAAAAGTAAAAGAAAAAGAAAACGAAATTAAAAGGGAACTTGACAATTTTTCAGTAAAGATTAAAATGATTGGTTCGTTTATAGAGCAACAGAAAAAAGAACTTTTAAATGTAAACGAAAAGTTAAAATTGATTGAAGAAGAAAAAATTGAAGAAATTGATTTAAATGAATATAACAAACTTCAAAGTTTAAAACAAGAAAAGAAGAATTTAGAGTTAGAGCTTTTAAAGTATAAAAAAGAATTAGAGAAAATAAAGCAGACAGAACAGGCATTAAAAAAGAAGGTTTGTCCTCTTTGTCAAAGACCTCTTGAAGAAGAAAAACTCAAAGAAATTGAACAGGAGCATTTAAAACTTGTAAACGAAATAACAAAGCAAAGTGAAAACATAAATAACAGCTTAGAGGTAATAAGTAAGGAAATAGAAAGGTTAAAACATTTAGATAAAATTGATATAAAGGAATATTTGAGGAAGTTGGAATTAAAGGGGCAAAAGAAACAATTAGTTGAATACAAAAAGGTTTTAGAGGATACCATTCAGAGAAAAACAGAAGAACTTAAAAACTATTTAAAAGAAGAGGAAAAATGGAAAAATCTTTATGAAGTAGCAGATTTTTGGAAAAAACAACTTGGTTATAAAGGTGTCAAAAACATACTTTTGAAATCATTTTTCAGTTCATTTGAAGAAGTGATAAACTACTATTTAGAGTTTTTTGGTTTTCCGTTTCAGGTTGAATTCCTTTATGATGAAGAAGAACGCTTTAAGGTTTATCTTGTAAACAGATTTGGCAGAAGGGAACTTGATACATTTTCACAAGGAGAAAAAAGGAAATTTGACATTGCTGTAATTTTTGCTATTAGAGAACTTTTAAGAGGTAAACAAAATTCAATTGGTTGGCTCTTTTTTGATGAGGTTTTTGATGGGTTAGATATTTCAAGTATTCAAAGGGTTTTAGAGGTGTTTGATACGCTTGAAGAAAACTTTGTTGTTGTCAGTCATATTTCGGTTCCATTTCCGTTTAAAAAAGTCAAAGTAGAAAAAGTAAATGGTATTTCAAAGGTTATAGTAGAGACTGCTTCTGATTTACAAATTGATACTAATTCCTTTATAATTAAAAACTTAAAACAAAAAGAGGAGGAATTATGAAGTTAAAGTATATAGCAGTTATTAAGTTAGATGAGGATATTTTAAAAAGATTAAAGACTTTTTTCAAAAAGCAGAAATTAGCAGAGCACGAGCACACGGAAGATTATTTTTATGGTTATGTGAATAACAACAAAGTCATTATTAGGATTTCAAAGTATTTTAAAGATTTTCAAAAACCAATTGGATATTTAATTGTAAGGAGAAAATATTCATTAACAAAGAAAATTTTAAGGGTTGATTATCTTTGGGGTGATTTTATAGCAAAAAAGGAGGTTTTTAACTTTTTTATAAAGGAGGTGAAAGATGAAAAAAAGGAGAACAAAGAGGGAAATGGAGGAAATGGAGGAAAAAGCGTTCAAATACCTTCAGTCATTACCGAAGGAGATACAGGAGGGAATATGGATGATATTTTATGGGAACACGAAGTTGAATGAATATATAAGAAATACTGTTTGGTGGTTGCTTTGGGCAAACAATCTTCTCTCTTATTTTGAGGAAGTTTACAATAAAGTTCTTTTTACTTGTTTTTGCCGTTATGTAAGATATGTTAAACAGTATAGTCCAGTTTTTTTGGAAAAAGTAGCAATTTATAACGCAAGACATGAGACAATTTATGAGATAATAAAATTGAAAAAGATGTCAAGGTTAGAAAGTATTGAAGATTATGAAAATGCTTTTTCTTACACTTATGGAAAACAATTTGACGAAATAAAAAGTAAACTTATTGGCAAAGTCTCAAAAAGGGTTTTAAAATTTGTAGAAGATTTGTATAATGTAAACGGAAGATTGGAAAAGGTTAGAAATCAATATAAAGATTATAAAAAACTTATAAAGGAGGTGCAAGAAGCATTAGTATGACCTTATTTGTTAAAGGTGATAAATATCTTCCAGTTGTCTTATACCTTTTTGACAATGTTTCAATCAGGTTATGGATAACGGTTTACGAATTGACATACAAAAAGCAAAACTATGAGTTTTACGCTAAACTTGCGAATACTTCAAAAAGAATAAAAGATTGTAAAATAGTTTTTAATTTTGAAAGTTTTAACAAAGTGAAAAAGAAAATAAAAGAGGCATTACCTTTTTTAAGAGAGTTTGGTGGTGAGGTATATCTTATGAAGACAGTGACACTTCACGCAAAAGTTATCATTGCTGATGGGGTTTTACTTGCTGGTTCAACGAATTGGTCTTTAAAATCACTACAAGAGAACCTTGAAGCAAATATACTTACAACTGATTTCAATGCTGTTTGGCAGGCAGTAAAATGGTTTAAGGAGGAGGTTTTCCCATTAGCGATAAGGTTAAAGTAAAACATATAGTTGATGGAACTGTCCTTTGGTATAAAGGAGGAATTTTTGAGGTTTTCCGTTATATTTTTTCACTTTTAAAAAGGTCTTTTGATGTTGTAGTAGTTTTTGATGTTGGTAGTTCAAGAAAGAAAGGTGTTGTTTCTCAGTATAAGAAAAGAGAGTTAACAGAAAGACAAATTGAGGAAAGACAAATCCTTTTTAGGAATTATGACCTTGGAATTAAATTACTTGATTATATAGTTCCCTGTTTATACTATAAAGGATATGAGGGTGATGAATTGATTTACAACTTGATTTTTGCTGAAAGATTTCATTTTAACAAGGACTATGAGTATATTATCCATACTGTTGATAGTGATTTGCTTCAACTTGTAAACGATAAGATAAAAGTTTATTTGATAAATAAGGAAAAACTTGTAGATGAAAGGAATTTTAAAAAAGTTGTTGGATATGGAAAAGTGGATTTTATTCTATCAAAAGTTTTGTTAGGTGATAGTTCTGATAACATACAACCTGTTATAACAAAGAGGGAATGGATAGAATTTAGCAAAGATAAAGAAGAGTTATTTAATTTGTTGTTAAAGGAAAATAAGTTAGGGTGTTTTGTGAAGAATGTTTATTTGGTTTTCTTTTCAGTAGATGAAAGATTAATAGAGTATATTATAGCAAAATTAAAATCTTGGAGGAAAGATTACATTTCTTTTAGAAAGGAAATTGTAAAGAATAAGTTGGAAATGTTGTTGGATTTTTGCTTTATTTAGTTTATAAAAAACAAAGGAGGTGAATTATGAAGGAAAGTGAAAAAATAAGTGAAAAAAGGAAAGTAGTGGTGGCTTTCAGAATGTCTGAGGAAGAATATAAAAAGTTGATGAGGTTAAAGAAAAGTAAAGAAACAATTTCAGAATTGCTGAGGAGAATAATATTTGGTGAAAAAAATGAGGAAAAAGATAAAGAGATTGTTAAAGAAAAAGTTATGGGAAAGACAGAAATGGAAAAAGTTGAAACAGGAATAAAAGAAATGGGTAAAGAAGTAAGGTTTGAAGAAAAACCACAGGTTGAAAATGTGGTGCAGAAAGAAAAAATTGAAGAGCAACCACAGGCTGTTGAAACAAAAGAACAAACTGAAACAGGTTCTTCTAATGAAGTAACTCTTACAATTGCTGATAATATAAAAGTGTCTTGTGCAAGTTGTAAACACATAAGGAATTTGTTTTCTTATTGGAAATGTGAAAAGTATGGTGTTACAATGAATATAGCAGTTGTTTATCGCTGTAAAGACTTTGAACCACGAGAATAAAAACAATTCTGAATTTTGGTCTGTTGCTGTTATAAAATCAAATAGTGCTTTTCTGATTAAATGGAATTACGAAAGATATTTTAAAAAGATTTTAGATGGGCAGATAAAAGAATTTTACATTCCTTACATTGAATATGGTTCAAGAAAATGTTTAATTTTGCCGAATTATCTCTGTTTCAAACTTACTTTTGACTTTGATTTCAGAATGTGGCAGTTAAAAGAAAGTTTAATTTGTGGATATTTTTTTGAAGATGAAGAAGAAGGCAAATTAGTGAGAATACCTGATGAAGAAATAGAACGCTTTAAAAGGAATATAGAGTTATACAAAATGAAAAAGGAAAGTTTGTTTTTGGAAGAAAACAATTTTGTCAGGATAAAAGAAGGTGTTTTTATGGGATATTTTGGAATTATTAAAAAAATAGACCTTGAAAGAAAAAGGGCATTAGTTCTTTTAGAAAAATTTAATGTTTCACTTTGGATACCTATTCAGTATTTAGAGTTATTTTAAATTGGAAGAAAGATTTATAAAAAATTGTTTGAAGTTAAAGGCATTAAACAACTATGAAAGGTTTGTTCTTCTTTGTATGATTGAGGGTATTTCAGCAAGGGCTGCCAGGAAGTATGTTGGTGGTTCTTATCTAAAGTTCTATAAAACAAGAGAACTTTTAAAAGATTTTATTGAATACAGAGTAATTCTATTAAGAAATAGGAAGTTAATAGATGATTTTTTAAGGAATTGTTTAACCAAACATCAATACAGCGTTTTCAGAAAATTAATGCTTTTTCCTATCAGGAGAACTAACTATTACGCTAAAATATTTGGTTATAAGGTGAACAATTTTGGTTCTTGCGATGCTTTAGCTCGGTTAATTGAAAGGTGTGTTAAAAGAATAGTAAAAAGTATCAATAAAAATATAACCGATAATCATTATATATACAGAAGGTTTTTAGAACTTTTTATAAAAATAGCCTTTGATGGTAGATTTAAAAATAAATGGAGGAAATACTTAAATGATAAATGGTGAAAAAATTATAAAGTTAGGGCTTGCACAGGAAGTTTTAGAGTTAAAACAAAGAGGTTGGTCTGCTTTAAAAATTTCTCAGTATTTAAAGCAAAAAGGATTTGATATTTCAGACCAAACAATTAGAAATTTTTTAAAATGGCGTAAACGAATGGAAAATGTTAATGAAATGAGTGGTGAAATTATAAGTGAAGTAGCAACTCGGGCAGTAGATGGACAACCTGTTCCCAGTTCATTTAAAGAATTGGTAAAAGCATTAGAGCATACAAATATGTTAATAAATACTGTTGATGGAAGCAATGAGTTTACTCAAAAAGAAAAAGTTTTAATTTTAGATAGATTAACAAGGACAAAAAGTTATATTGCTGTTGCTTTACAAAGATATGTTGACCAATTGGATATTTCAGAGATACTTTATAAACTTTTTACTACTTTACTTGAAGATTTAAAGGTTTTCTTTGAGAAAAATGATATTTCAGAGGAAATAGCAAGAGGTATAATTGAAGTTATAAAAAATGTTTATAAAAATTTTGAAACAAAAATTTTGCCTTCTATTCAAAATCAATGAGTTTACAAAAATTCAAAATTTTGAGTAGGGTAAATTATGTTTTTGAATAAGAAGGAAATTAAGTGGGAAGACTATCTTGTCAGTAAACTTTTTACCTTTGAAGAGTTTTTAGAGAAAGTTCTTAATGAACAATTGGATTATCCTCAGTATTTAGAAGCAAAAAATGTTTTAGTTGACGGTAAAGATGTTTGGTCTTGGAAGAGAGACAAAAACCTTTTTGTTTGGCTTTGGGGTAAAAATTCAGGTAAAGGAACAGTTGCTGTTGTTTTAGAACTTTATGCTTTTTATTCACTTATAAATATGTTTTCACCGCAAAAGTTTTTCGGTATTTTACCAAACGATGAACTTGCTTTTGTAAATGTTGCTTTATCAGGAGACCAATCAAGAGTAAACATTTTTGACAGGATAAAAAACAGGTTATTAAAGTCAGAGTATTTTAGACAGAATTATACAATTTTAGAAGCAGGTAAAAGGGTTTCAAATGGTTTAAAAGGAACAATAGAAATTTCACAAAAAACAATTACTTTTAAGGAGAAGAACATTAGGATATATTCAGAGCATTCAGAATACGAGCATTGGGAAGGCAAAAATGTAGTGTTTTTTGTATTAGATGAGTATTCAGGAGCAAAAAGTCAAGTTGAATTAGAATGGGCAAAAAATGTATTGAATTCGCTTGTTACATCAAACAGGGATTTGCCTTATATAGGGATAGTGATGTCATATATGAGATTAGACAAAGAGTTTGATGCTACTGCTCAGCTTGTTTCAAGGATAGAAAGGGGTGAAATAGAAAAGGCGTATGCTTCAACGAGATTTACTTGGGAAATGAGACCGAGCAAGTATCAGGGGGAGTTTTTTATTTATACTGACAAAGAAAATGGTCAAAGTTATTTTGTTCCTGTTGTTTTAAGACAGCAATTTCAAATAGATGAAGATTCAGCAAGGAGGAAGTATCTTTGTATTAGTGGTAAAAAGGCAGAAATGGAAATTTTCTTTAATTATCCTGAAAGGGTTTTAGATTGTATAGATGTAAACAGGAAAGGAGCAATTGACTATCAAGAGGAATTTATAAAAGTTCAAGATAGAACTCTATTTAGGTTAAAAATTAATTCTGTTAAATTAATACCTGACAGGTTTTATGTTATAGCAATAGATAAAGGTGAAAAGAATTCAGATACAGCTCTTGCTATTGGTTGTAAAGAAAGAGTTAATATTAATGGTAATTTTCTTGAGAAAGTAGTGATACTTGATACACTTGTTTGGAGACCCTTAAAGGAATTGAATGTAGTTGTTGACACTGATAATGTAAACGAGGTTCTTTTTGAGATTTTAAAACATTTGCCTAAAAGTCAGGTTCTTATAAGGATAGACCATTGGCAAAGTTCAGATTTAGTTAATAGATGTTTGAAGCAAGGTTATAAGGCAGTTCAAAAGAATGCTTCAAGAGATGGTTATGAAACTTTAAGGGTTTTAGTTGAGAATATGCTAATTTCATTTCCTGATACACAAATAACAAGGCAGGGTTATATTCAGATTAAGTATTTGAAAGAAAAAGCAAGTTCAAAGCCAAGAGTTTCGGTTGGTAAACAGGATATAGTAGATGTTTGGGCAGAAGTTTGTGAAGAACTTGTTAATTTAAACACTATAAAGATGAGTTTAGGCAAGGTAATTCAAAGACCTTCCCCGTTTACAAATCCTATCAGTCAAAAGATGAGGTTAGAAGTAGAAAACTTTTTTATAAAACAATTTTCAAAAGTTAATCCTTTCCCTGTTGGAAGGATTATACCAGGTTCTTTATGGATTGAAAGAATTAAAAGGAGGGTAGGAGAATGAACGAAATTTATGGTTTTATAATAGATAACACTTTTTTTATTGGTGAGTTAAAAGAAAAACAAGAAGATGTATATGTTTTTACTGATGTTTTTCTTCTTGTTGTGGGTGTTTCACAAAGAGGTCTTGGTTTCAATTTTGTTCCTTTCGCTAAGACAATGTGGGTTTTAAAAGGTGTTCCAATTTTCTTACCTGAACAGATTATAGTTGATGCTTACAGAAATTCAAGGGTTCAAAAAGCAGGTATTTATCTTGGAACACCTTCTGATTTAGAAATCAAAAAGGACAACTGAAATGCTAACGATTAAACAAGGTGATGATTTTATTTTACACTTGGAGTGTTATGATTATGAGACAAACTTGCTTTTTGATTTTACACAAACGATTTACAAAGCAAAGTTTACAATTAGAAAATTACCTCATTTAGGTGGTGAATTAGTTTTAACAAGAACTACTGATGACCCTGTTATTCCAAGACAACCTTACATAATGATTTTACAAGATACTTCAATAATAGAGGTTTTTATACCTGGTGAAATAACAAGAGAATGGATGGTCGGTGATAACTTATATTTTGATATTGTTCTTTATGAATACGACGCTCTTGGTAATCTTATTTGGCAAGGGCAGATTTATGTTTCAGATATACTTGTTGATAAAAGAGTTAGTGATGTATAAAAAGTATCAATATTTTTATAACCAGTTGTTTAAATTTAAATAAGGAGGTTGAAAAGTGGTTAGTGATTTAAAGTTAGTTCAAAGAACTTATTTTGATTTAAAAGTTGAAAATGGTAATTTAGTTCCTGTTTCAGGTTTAGAAATGAAAGAGCAATATGTTTTACTTTTAGTTTACTCCACTTGGAAACCTCTTATAGGTTATGGTGTTGATATAAGGTCATTTAGAGGTAGCAGGTTAGATTTAGTAAAGCCTGTTATTTTAGACAGGGTAGCAAGGTCAGTAGCATTTATAAACACTTTTTATCCACTTGAAGCAAGGTTACCAGAGATAAAGAATGTAAAAGTTAATTTTTTGTCAGGTATTTTGAATATTTTGGTTGAGTTTATGGGTATGAAAGTAGAAATAACTTATGGAGGTTAAAAATGAAAGCAGAGTATTATGATAAAAATCAATTATGGGTTGTAAAATTAAAGGACAAAGAAATCAAATTTCCAATTGAACTTGTGACGGTTGAATTAATTGAGTATTGGGCAAAGTTAAAGGACAAGATTGGTAAGGATATTGGTTGGGAATCACTTTCTCAGGAAGACAAAAAAGAACTTTTAGAATGGTTTGAAAAGGATGTTTTCCCGACAAAAGAATTTGGTGAATTTCTTATTGATGAGTTAACAGATGAAGCACTTGAAGTTATCACTCAGCAAGAAGAAAAGGAGGAGGCTTATATACCTTCATTTTCAGATGTTATTAAGCAAGTAAGAAGTTCATATTTAGAAACACTTGGTGGTTGGTTTTCTCCTTTTTTGAAAAAAGAAGATATAAAACAAGTAGCAGTAGAAGAATATAATTTCAAAAAGACAGCAAGGGAAATAGCGAGTGAGATTATCAGTGAATGGAGAAATAAAAATGAATTAAATTCAAGGTTAGAAGCGATAAAGGAAGGTGATGTTTACGCTATTGAAGATTTAAAACAAATCCTTTTTCAGAAAGCATCAATAAGGTATTTTAATGAAGTTTTAGATTATTTAAAAAATTATCCATTTGAAAAATGAAATGGAAGAGTTAAAAAGTTTTTTACCACTTATGGAACAATATCTTTTTGAATTACAAAAACATAGAGACAAGATTGAAGAAGTAATTAACAAATATTTTGCTATTTTACCAAACGAACTTTTAGGTGGAAAATTTGTTGATTTATGTTTACAAGAGCCGTCTCAGTATTACGACATTCTTTTAAATGTTGTTAAACATAGAAAAGAGATAATAGAAAAGTTAAATGAGGAAAATAAGGAGAAGTTTTTAATAGAAAACGAGTTTTTAATTCCATTTATAATTTTATAAGGGAGGTGAATAATGGGTGTAACATATAAAAAAACAAGGACAGGTGTTTGTAAGATTTCAAATGGTTCTTGTTATGCTATAATAGGCACTTGCGAGCAAGCCCACACTTGGTATATATGGGATCCTTGTTCAGACCCTTATGATTGGAAAGGTTTTGAAGAACTTACAGAAGAAGAAGTTCGTCAGATGAAGCAAGGAAGTATGAAACGAAAAGCAGTAAAGAAATCTCAAATAGGAGCGAAAGTGTCAATATGGAATGACGAAAAAAAAGAAGTGGAACATGATATTGAAATTGATGTGGATTTAGTGATATACTATGATTGGAAAGATAATATTTGGTTCTGGTTAGAGGGAAAGTGTCCTTGTTGTGGTGAAAAAGTTGGTTTTGATTTAATAGCAGAAGGAGATGTTTCTAAAAGTTTAGAAGAAGAAATTGAAGAAATTGCTCAGGATGAAGAACATTATACTGAGGGTGAAATTGAGGATTTTTTAAAAAAAGTTGAGACAATAGTTAAGTATTATACTGATTATCCAAGTGAAACTGAGCCAGCAGGAAAATGTATTCATTTTAATCCAAGCGAATATTACAGCGAAAAAGAATTTGAAGAAATGGGCGTTGATATGTCGGATGTATTAGTAGTTGAAAGTGGTGTAGCAACTGTTGATATAAACGATGTGATTCGGATACTTATAGATGAAATGAAGGGAGGTAGAAAATGAAAGTTATTACGATTAGAGAAACTACGAATGAAATAGAAGGTTTAAAACTTGTAGATAAAGGTGATGGTTATATTTATTTAGAAGTTTACGAATTTAATCCACAAGGAAAAGAAATAGTAATAGGTTATTTAAGAATTGCTTATGATGAAATAAATAAACTTATAGAGGGTTTTAAAAATATAAAGTGAGGAGGTAAATATGGCAGATTTAAATGAATATATAGGAGAAAGAGAGGAGTTAGAAAATTTAGAGGAATTAAACGAATTACTTACCAATTTAGAGAAGGAATTAAATTCAACTGACATTTCATTATTAAAACAAGCATCTTCTTATGGTATTTGGGAACAAACTCATCCTGCTTCCGAGTATGTTCAGTTTGAAGACGAAGAAGACAAAAAACAAATTATTATTGAAAAAATAAAAAGTTTAAGTGGTAAAAATGTTTACATTCCTCAGTTTAACGAATGGTTTAATATAGAGGTATCAGGAAACAATGTTGTAATGAAAAAAGGTTCAAATGTTATAGAGGTTATTCCTTTACAAAAGTTTGCTGAATATTTTAGTGATGTAGAAGAAATAAAAGTAAAGGAGGGAGGAATGTTAACAATAGGTGACAAAGTTGTTTCAAATGATGGTAAAAAGGGTGTTATAATAAAAGAGGTAGAAGGTGGCAAATATCTTGTTCAACTGGATAATCCTGTTAAAATAGGTGATACAGAGGTTTCATTTTTAGTTTTTGCTTCAAAAGAGTTAAAGAGGTTATCAACGAAGCCTGGTGATATTGTTAGGAGAAAAGGCGAACCTGCTACTGAATATACTGTTTTAGAAGTAGATACAGCAACTGGTAAAGCAAAAGTAAAATCAAAAACAACTGGTGAAGAAAGTGTAGTAGATATTGAACATATAGAGCCTGTTACTGCAAGCAGGTTAGTAAGAGGGCAGGAATTTCCTTACAGAAAACCTGAAATAGAGTTTAAAGAAGAACTGCCAGAAGAAGAGGAAGAAATTAAAGAAGAAGAAAAGCCAAAAGAAAGACCAAGGGAAGAAGTTGAAAAACCAGAAATTGAAGAAGAACCAACTGAGGTTCTTTTAACAGAAACAATAAAATCAATTTTCCTTGACCCTGAAGTAGCTGTTCAAATTGTTGAAAAACTTATAGATATTATTACTATGAAAGGGTTAGAAAGAGAATTCATTCAGTCTCTTGGTTCAAAAGGATTAGAACTGGATGACCTTCTTTGTCCTTCCTGTTATGAAGAAAATGGTATAAAGATTTATGAAGCGTTTAATGAGGTTTTAGGTTCAAAAAGTATAAGAAGGATTATTGGAACTATTGATACTTATGTTAGAAGTCTTATTAAAAGGTATAAAAATAAATCTGACCACTTTGCTATTTTAGGTAGTTTACCAAAGTGTAGTTTCTGTTATAAGGAAGCAAGGTTTGATGCAAGAACAGTATATGGTCCTTGGGCTTATATGTGTTCTGAACATTTCTTAACATATGGTATGGGTCATCTTGGAACTGGTTTTGGACAAATTTTAGTTTTACCAGATGAAGTTAAGGAGTATGGGATTAAAAAGAAGGTGTGGTAATGGAAAGAAAGCAACTTTATTTCAAAGTAGGTGATAAGGTAATAAGTAGAAGAGATTATAAAACAGAAGGTGAGGTATTGGCTTATATTATTGATGGTAAACTTTCAAAAGATTTTATTTTGGTTAAATGGGAAGATGGTATTGAAGAACTTGTTCCACCTGAATGGCTTATTAAACCTGATGAATTACAACAGCAACCGTTTACAAAGACTGCTTTAAAAAAGGAAAGTGATTATTATTTAGAGAAAGTAGATGAAGAAGATTACTGGATTGATGTAGCATTAAAACTTTTAAAGCAGGGTTTTGCTGAGGAAGAAGTTGAAAAATATATTAAATTTGGAACACTTTATTTAGTAAAAGACAAATTTACAAATGAACCGCAAAATCTAATTTTAAAACTTTTTGATGGTAGGAAGATTGTTTTTGCTTTAAAACAACCTGTAAAAAAACATTTAGATATTGATGAAGTTGAAAAATATTTAAATAAAGATGATGAAGAAATAGACAAAAAAGCATTTTTATCAGAGGTTTTACCTGGTGAAATAAAAATAAAAGCAGTTTTTGATGCTTACGAAATAGATTTTGGTGATGGTAATCCACTTTTAATTGACAAGTATCAGTTTGATGAATTTATAAACGAATACAATTTAGACAAAGAAAAAATCTTAAACGATATAGAAAAACAAGGTTTTTATAAAGGTAAATTTGATATTTTTAGCTTCTAAAAATGAAGTTTCAATTAAAGCAAATAAAAGGTGATTTATTTTTAGTTCCAAAAGTTGTTGATATTGAAAGGTATCCATTTGCTTATAGGAGAGAGGTTCCAAAAGGTTTACCAGATGTTGAAGAAATTGTTTTTCCATTACCAACAAAGCCTCATAGAAGAACAAAAGAAGTTGAATGGAGAAAATTTTGGAAAACAAGGAGAAAACAATTAGGTGAAGAACCTGGTTGGTCTCCAAGAGAAGCATTACCCAGTATTGGTAAACCAAAATGGGAATGGGATTGGATGCCTGGTCAAAAAGGTTACAGAACAGAAGTAGTAGCAGACATTTATGAAGGTAGAGGTGAAACTTGGTATTTAAGACCAACTACTATGGAAAGCCCTAAATTATTAACAAAGGAAGAACTTGAAAAGATGGTTGATACTTCTGTTTTATATGAACTTATAGAAACAATAGAAAATGTTTGGCTTATAGGTAGAGTTCCTGATGGTATCAGGTATAAAATGCCAAGAGGGTTCTACTATCCTGCTGGTGAAGATGAAGAATTCAAGTATTTCAAATCAGTTGATACTGGTGTTTTTGTTGCTGTTGAAAAAGACAGAGTTTTACCTTTAAGGGAAGTAAGGAAAAAGAAATTGTTCTTTATTTAGTTTATTATAACATAGGAGGAATAAAAGTGGTTAAAAGAATAGTTGATTACTTGGTAAGGCAAATACAGGAGTTAAACATAAAACTGCTTAAACATACTTTTTCTTATGCTTTTTTAACTATCCTTTTCTGGAAAATTTTTGAAAAGTTTATTTCTAAATGGGAACTAATTTCATTTTTATGTTTTATTCTTATTGTTTTGTTAAGTCTTTCAGTTGAAGTAATAGAATATGTGTATTTAGGGCAGAAAAATGAAAGAGAACTTACAATAGGTGTTGTTTATGCTTTTGTTGGTTTTTTCCTTGGTTCAATGGTTATGCTTCAACCTTTTGTAGCACTTTTACTTACAATTTTAATGGTTTTACCGCAGATAGGTGCTATTATTGCAGCTGTTATTTTTTTTATTTTCCTGTTTAAGAGTTTGTTTAGATGAAAGAGGTTAAAATGTTTGATTATTAAAATAAAGGGAAGGTAAGAAAAGATGAAAACAATAGAAGTAGCAAAAACGATGGATGAAATAAAACAAATCATACAGCAGAACGGGAAAATAATAGATGAGGACAAAATCAGGGATTGGAAGTGTTTTTGGACTGTTGAAAATGAAAAAGGTGTTGTAGAAATATACTATAGATGGTCTCCGTTAGCACAAAGAAATGAAAAAAGCGAAAATAGAAATAACATCAAAGTCATATACAGTTCCTGACAGTGGTAGTTTTTTTGAAGAATGGAAGAAATGGAAAAAGAAAAAAGAAAGTTAAGGAATTTTTTAAAAAATAATAAAATCATTAAAAGGGGTGAATTATGAAGAATAAGTTCATAAAAATAAGTGAAGAAATAATAAAAATAGCGGAGGAATTGTTAAGGTTTACAAAAAAGGGAATAGCAGAAGAGGAACTCAAGGAATGGGAAAGGTATGGTTTTACTCCTGATGAAGCAAGGGAATGGAAAGATGCTGGTTTTACTCCTGAAGAAGCAGAAGAATGGATAAGGGGAACTGACCGTCCTGACATAGCAAAGTTATGGAGAGACTATGGTTTTACAGTTAGTGAAATGGTCACATGGTATAATGTATTTGGTTATCATCCTGAGAACATAAGAAAGTTTTTAGAGCAAGGTTATACTTATGAGGAGATAAAAAGATGGTCAATATATGGTTTCAAAGACCCAAAAGAAGTAGAAGAATGGATGAGTTATGGTTTTAGTTTAGAGGAAGCAGGAAAGTGGAAAAAACATAAATTTACTCCTGAAGAGGCAAAGAGATGGAAAGAATATGGTTATAACATAGACGAAGCAAAGTATTGGAAAAAATACGAGTTTACTCTTGAAGAAGCAGAAAGATGGAAGGGTGCAGGGTTTAAACCTTGGGATGCAAGAAAATGGATAGAACTTGGTTTTACTCTTGAAGAAGTAAAAAAATGGAAAGAATGGGGTTTTACTCCTGCGGGAGCAGTTAGTTGGACAGAGCATGGTTTTACTCCTGAAGAAGCATTTGAATGGAGTGCATATGGTATTGATTCACCATGGGAAGTAAAAAGATGGAAAACATTTGGTTTCACTACTCCTGAGGAAGTAAAAAAATGGAGTAAATATGGATTTGGTCCATTTGATGCAAAAAAATGGAAAGACCGTGGATTTACTCCCAGTGAAGCATATAGAAGGGCAAAAATATTCCTCAGAAAAAGGGCTATTGATAGAGTAGAAGTAAAAGAAGGGTATGATTGGCATTGGGGGTTTGATGACCGAATTAATTATAAATTTGAAATAGAGAGAATAGAAGGTGATTATACTGTGGAAAAAATAGATGAAAGATTTGCTCCAGGTGTAGGTTTTGAAGGTGTTGGAGGTAAGGATTATGCCATTTACGAAGTGAAAATATATAAGAACTTTATAGGCAGAATAATCCAATATTCAAAATTGAGAAGAAGTAAAACTTGGAAGGAAGAAATTCTTTTTGATAACACATACATTGCAAAAGAATTAGAAAGAGAAGAGGAGGAGGAATGAAAAAAAATAATAAAATAGGTAAAAAACTTATAAAAATAGCAGAAGAATTATATGATGGAAGTTATGCTACCAAAATTAGAAAGAAAAATGAGAACTGTTGGTAGTTTTTTGAAGAATGGAAGAGATTGGTAAATAATTGGAAAGGAGAGTGATTTATGTTGGATGAATTAGAAAGAATTTTTAAGAAAGCCTTTAGATGTCCTTCTATTGCTACTTGGTTAAGATTAAAAAAGGAACATTCACTTATAATTCCTTTGGTAGAATTTTTAGAAGAGGCGAAAGAAAATGGAGAAATAAGTGAAGATGAATACAAAAAATTATTAGAAGAAATGGAAAAAGAAGAAAAAGAAGTTGAGAAATTTTTTAAAAAAATGATAAAATCGTTGGAAGGATAGAATTATGGATAAGGTAGTGAAAATAAGTGAGAAACTGCTAAAAATAGCGGAAGAGTTATTAGAAGATATTATATTTGAGGAATTGGAAAAGAAAGCAAAACCTGTTAGTTCAATCAAAGAGTGGTTAAAAAGAAAAGGTAAACATTCTTTAATCATACCCTTGGATATTTTAAAGGTTAGTGTTACTCCACCTGTTTTTGAATTGATGGTTGAAGAAGACCCTTTAAAAGAAGCCGTTGGTGTTGTTCCTGCCCGTTTAATAATACAAAAACTAAAAAATGAGAAAAAACCTGGGATTACTATAAAGTATGATGGAAGTTATTTTATAATTGAAGGTAATGAAATAACAGAGAATAAAGGTTTTCCAATACCACCACTTTTCTTTCTTGCTTGTGTTCCTTATAAAGAAGGTTCAGAAGGCGTCGGTGCTTATATAGAAGGAAACCAACTTATAGTAGATTATTTAGTTTTTCCATCTGATTTAGATAGTTGTAAACGAATTATAAGTGCTTATCCTGACATAAACAATATAGTTTTATTCATAAAGGATGGAATACCAAAGTTTATATCAAGAGAAGAGTTTTTGAAGTAAGAAATGCCAAGTGAATTTCCTGTTAGAAAAACAATTAATTTACCTTATGGAGACAAAAGAACTTTTAAGTTTCAATTAATGAAAAATGGAACACCTGTTAATCTTACTGGTGCTCAACTTATTTTTTATGTTAAGTCTGTTTCTGATTTTGATTGGCAACCAAAAAAGCTTAATGTTGTTTTGGATGACCCTCCAAGTGGTAAGTTTTCTATTACACTTTCAACGCAGGATTTAAAAATGAAAGCAGGCAGGTATATTGCTGAAATAGAATGGGTAAACGAAAATTTTTCACTTATATATTTTGACATTACAATTTATGAAGATGTAATGCACGGGAAAGGTTAAGAATGGCAACAATTACAGCAATAAGGTCAGGTAATTGGTCAGACCCAAACATTTGGGACTTAGAGAGAATACCACAAGATATGGATGATGTTGTAATTTCTAATGGTTGTATTGTTGTTTACGATTTTGACATGTCTGATGATAACCAGTTTCCCAATGGCGTGAACACCATATACCTGAATGGCTCTTCAGCTTTTACTAAACTTGTTGTTCATCGCACTCGGAACACTTACTTAAAGTTTTATTCCTCCATTAGAGGTGGAAATGGGTTTTACAATTGGTTTGATTGGGGGAAAGTTGACGACCCTGTTTTAGCAGACAAATGTGTTATAGAAAAAAGAGGCGCAAATGCTTATGTTGGCGGTAATTATGCTCATCCGACAATAACTTTTTATGGGAAAGACCCTGGTGTTGTTAAGTCTTCTTTGACTGCTGATGCTTCTGCTGGTAGCAATGTTATATATGTAGATGTTTCTTTTGGTTTTTCTTTAAATGTTGGTGATGAAATCTTTTTGGAAGGTATAACAAATGATAAAAGTCAGGTAGAGTTTCACACAGTTGCTTCGTTCAATCCCAGCACTGGTGAAGTTGTTTTGAGAAACAATCTTGCTTATAATAAACAAAAAGGAGCAAGAGTTTGGAAGTTAACAAGGAATGTTTTGCTTCTGTCAAAACTTTCTTCTGGGTCAAGGTTTCTTTATACTATAGCTCCTTGGCAAGTTTCAAAGTGGGGTTGTTTTCAACTGAAAGATGAAAATTTTGTTATTTCAAACATAGTGGATAGTGTAAGTTTTTTCACTTTTGAGAAAGCGGTGTTTATTACAAATCATATGTGGGCATTTAATTATAATGTTTTTGTAGACAGTTTTATTTACTGCAATGATTTTCAGTCAATTAACAATGTCCTGCAAACTTCCTGCCTTGTAGGACACGCAGGTTGGGGTGGTAATAGTTATGAAAGTGAGATAATAAATTGTTCTTCTACTGTTGTTTGGCAATGTGTTAACAGCAGAGTGAAAGCAACAGAAATAGATTTTAGGAATTGTTCTTATGTAAACACTCAAATTTCTACTGATTATGGCTGGAGTATTTACTTTTCAAATCAAAAAGGTTTTCTTAGGTCTGATATTGATTATTTTGATTTTTTAACAAGTAAAGTAATGTCTAGAGAAGCACAAGTAGAATATTCCCATATAGTTCAAATGGGAAAAAACATTTTCAATTTTGTTAATGTTGCTGGTTGGCAAAGGTGGTCAAATGGTATTTTAGAAATGAACTTTCCTTGGACAGGTGAGTGGGTTAACCAATGGTATTATTGGAATGATGAAGGTGGTCTTTGGTGGAATTGGTATATAAGGATTGATGTTGAAACAGAGCCCGTCCAGTATACGAGGAAGATAAAAGTAAAAAAGACGAGGTCATTAACTAATGAATACATTAGACCACAAATTCGTGTTTTTAAAGGTAAACTTGAAATTGGCGGTATTAAAACAAGAAGGTTATTACAAATGTCTGAACTTTCAAATCTTCTTATTCAGCATATAGTAATGCCTGATACAACGAATGAATGGGTAGAATTAACAGTAGATTTTACAGCAACAGAAACAAGTGAGTATACAATTCAAATTTTTGCTGGTAAAACCTTTGAGGAGAACAATTATTCTGTTTATTGGGAAGTTAATCCTTTGGATGAGAATTTTTTTAGTATTTTAAAAGAGAAAGAGATTTATTTTGTTCAAAGTATGGATGTTTTAGATATAAGTGATGTTTATGAGATAATAGAAATTTAATAAATAGAAGGAGTAAATATGGCTTATGATGAATTTGGTTGGATTATAAACACAGAAAGAGATACACAATTACCAAAAGATTATGGTGATAGTTGTTTCTTTATGGGTTTACAGACATTGAATTTTATTTTACAAAATCAAGTGAATAAGGCAAAGATACTTTATGAAAGGGTAAGAGAATGGAATTTTATCAGGCATCCTTCTGTAAAGTGTATTGGTAGCAGTTATTATAACAATCAAACTTCTTACGATATGATGGTGATTTGGGATTACATAGCAAGCAGATATTCTGTTTTTGGTTTTGATTATCCACCTTTTCATTACAGAAAAAGTAAATTTTTAACAGGTAGATTTAGACATCCATTAATGTATATTTTGCCTATTGGTTTTCTCATTTTGTTTACACTTTTAGTTGTTTTAAAATTTAAGAAGTTAGCAGAGAAATGGTTTTTTGGTAAAAGATTTAACAAATTACATATTTTAATGGTTTATCTTGCTATTGTTTACGAAAGGACAAAAAATATTTGGTTTTTGAAACATTACAGAAAATTAGTTAAGGTGATAGAAGGTTATTTGAATTATGAACATTACTTTTTTAGGTATCTTGCTCATTTACCAGTTATGAAGAGTTGGAGACCGCGACATAACTGTTGGGAGTGGGTTTTTCAAAGAGATTTAAGGTTTGGTTGCCATCCAGAAAATCATTCAATACAATTTCATTATGAAGAAATAAATGGTAAAAAATTAGATTTATCGGAGCAGTTCTATGAGTTTGTATAAGGATTTAAAAGGTTATTGGACTTTTATTTATGGTAAAATAGAAGCAGAATACGAACAGGTCGCTTTTGATTTAATTTTAAAAGATTTTGGCATTGAAAATTACAACATTGTTAAGATTTCCTCAATTTTACCAAAAGGATTTAAATATACAAATACTATAAAAGGTTTACCAGAAGAAGGCGAAATTCTTTATATGGCTTATGTTTACAAGTTTTTTACAAAAGAGGAAGTCATAAAAAATTTTGACAAAAAGTTTTCAATAGGTGTTTTAGTTGTTGAACCAGAAAACAAAGAGCAAACTGGTTTAATTTTAGAACTCAGCGATTTTTGTGATAAACAGACACTTGAAGAAAAGTTGGAATTACAGGCAAGGTATCTTTCAGCAATAAGGAGAAAGATAGAAGTAAAAGAAGTAAGGAAAAAGATTATTGAAACGGATTTTTTGACAAAAATCCATAAGAAAATGTTTTTCAAGCCATTTGGTATGTTAGTTGGTGTTTTGCTTTGGTAAAATGGCAAGGTTTTTGATTGTTGACAACTCTTTGGCTTTTGAAGTAGCAAGAAGGTTAAAAGAAGAAGAACACAATGTCAAATATTTTTCTACTTGGAAAAGGGTAGCAATTTTAGAAGAAGATGTAAGGTATATGGAAGGATTTGATAAATATTTTGGTATAGAAAGAGTTTCTGATTATTTATCTCATACTGATTGGGCTGACGCTATTATTTTTACTGATGTAAATTTTGGTGAAGAAAAAGATTGGTTAAGGGAAAAAGGTTATCCTGTTTTTGGTGCTTCAAAAGTTGGTGAAGATTTAGAAATTGACAGAGAAAAAGGTAATGAAAGTTTTAAAAAGTTAGGTTTAAAACTTATACCTCAGAAAAAATACAGAAATCCACAAGAGGCATTAAAAGATGTAAAAGAAGGAAAAGGTTATGTTATAAGGTTAACATCAGGTTTGGAAGGTGAAATAGCAAGAACTTTTGTTGCTGAATATTCAGAAGTAGCAAAGTATTGGTTGGAAACCCTTACTGGTAAAGGTTATGATGAAGAAGTAATTTTACAGGAACTTATTGAAGGAATAGAGGTGTCGGTTGGTGGTTTTTTCAATGGTAAGGAATGGGCTACTTTACCTTGTATAGTTTTTGAAGAAAAGAAATCTTTGGCTTGGGGTATGGGTTTTCTTTGTGGTGAAACAGGTTCTACTTTATATTTTGGTGATGAAGGTATTTTTATTAACAAGGTTTACAAGAAAATGGAAGAATATTTAAGGGGTATAAATGCTGGTTGTGGAAATTATGACATTAATACGATAATAACTTTTGATGGTGAAATTTATCCACTTGAATGGACTTGTAGGTTTGGTTTTCCAACCATTTACATTCAGCATCCACTTTTTGAAGATTTTGGCGAACTTCTTTTGTCTTGTGTAAAAGGTAAAAAATATAAGAAAGGGTTAAAGACTGACTGGGCAATTGGAGTTTGTTGGTGTGCTGGAACCCATCCTCATTCAAGTTTAAGTAAAGAGATTGATGGTGTTCCCATACTTGGTGTTTTAGATTGTATAAAAGATTACAAATTTTACAGAGATGATAAGTATCTTGCTATTGATAGTATTGGTTATGATGATGGTAAAACATATTTAACACCTTCACCTGGTAGAACTGTGACCTGTGTTGGTGTTGGTAAGACTTTAAAAGAGGCACAAGAAAATGCTTTGGAAGTAGCAAGGAGGGTATATATACCAGAAGGTTATTATAGAAAAGATATTGGTGATAGAGTTTTTTATCAGCAAGTAATTTTGAATGAATTAGGTTTTTTAAAAAAAGAAGTTTTATAAGGAGGTGATTATGGATGGTAGAATAATAAAAATAAGTGAGGAGTTAATAAAAATAGCAGAGGAGTTAATGAAGTTAGCACCAAGGAGACCTGACAGGTATAGAGAATACGAAGAAGAATTAGAAAGAATAAAGAGAATTCCACCAGAAGAAGCAATGAGGAGAATGCATGTAAAAGACAAGGAACTTATAATTGTTCAGAGTGAGCTTGCAAAAGTATTAGAGAAAATACTTGCTGATGAAAAAGCAATAAGAGAAGAATTGAAGAGATTATCTACACAGGAAAAAGAACTTGGCGAACTTATTAAAAAATGTATAGAGGAAAACTTACACATTAAGTTAAAAGAAGAAAAGACTTTTGATGAAGCAATAGAGTATCTTAACAGGGTAAAAACTGAAAGGGAAACAGCAGAAGGACTTATTATTCAAGCAGGTTCTATGGCCATGAGAATTTCTAAATCATATATGTTTACAATAGGTGGAAGGGAAAAAATACTTGGTTTAGCAGAAGACATAAAAGAGGAACTATTAAGAGTATTCTCTGACAATTTACCGATTATAGAAAGGATTATGGATGTTATTTTATCAAAGATAAAGGAAGCAACAAAAGTGACGGAAACAATAAGAATTGAAATTAATACAGCAGATAAACTTGTAAAAGAAGTTGAAACTTCACCAGAAGAAGGCAGAACTGCTTCCTTGTCAAAAGATGCTGAGACAATTTTAAGCAGAGTTTGGAATTTCATTAAGGGTATTTTCAAAAGGATTGTTGATAGTCTTCGTTCGCTTTTTGGTATATATTCAGATGTTAACGATGATTTAACAACTTTAAATGATAGTTTATTAAGAATAGAAGAAGTTGTGAGAAAAGCAGAAGAAGCAGTAGTGTAAACATGATAGAGGTATGGTATAAAAGTAATCTCATATTTACAATAGAAAGAGCAGACATTGAGTATTTCTTTTTAGTAAAAGATATTTTCAAAGGGAACATTACGCCTTTTAAACTTATGCCGATTAGAGTTGAACCTCAACCAGAAGATTTTTATATTGCCTGGTATCCTTATGGTTTATGGATTTACAAAGATTTAGAAGTTTATCCTATTTCAACAGAGGAACTTAAATTGCTTTTAGAAAAAGACGAAAAACTTACTATTATTTGGGAAAAAGAAGAAAAAAGACAGGTATTTTGGATTACAGATTTTGCTCTCAGTCAATATATGATTAATGAAAACATTGAATATAAGACACCAGAGGGAAAGTTTTTATTTGATTTAATAAAAAAGGTAAGGCAAAAATGAAAAGAAGTTCCATTTGGGATTATCCGAAGCCTGGTCTTGACCCTGATGTTTGGGACGAAGAAGGTAAACTTTATAATGGACATAAGAAGATGATTTTGTCGCATCTATATGGTGCTCTTATTGGTTTTGGTTTTAAAAACTTTGAAGAATGGATAAAAGACATTGTGATTATAGGTTCATTAACTTCTTATCAGTATAATAGATTTTCAGACCTTGATGTCCATATAATTATAGATGTTAACAAGTTTATGGAAGCAGAAAAACTTAACAAGGTTTCACCTGAAAGATTATTAGAATATTTAAACGAGGATTTAAGGAAGTTTTTGAATGTAAAAGCGCAAATAAAGTTAGACAAGACAGAGCATCCTGTTGAGTATTATTTTGAAAGTGAAGAGGTTATTCCAGCATCAAAAGATGAAGGTGTTTACTCACTTTTTACTGACACTTGGATTAAACCACCACGCACTTTAGATTTAGATTTTAATCCTGATGTTTATTATGGTGAAAGAAGAAAGGTGATTGAAGAATTTGTTAGAGAGTTTGACATAAGGGTAATGGATATAAACAGGTTGGTAAAAGATGTAGATTTTTTACAAGAAACTTTGGAACAGATGCCAGAAGTAGCAAAAAGGAAGTGGAAAAAGTATTTAGATGAAAAGATAAAAGTAATAGAAGAGGAAATAAAGGATTTAATTCAAAAGACTGATGAAGTTATAAAGGCAAGGAGAGAAGAGTATGAAAGAGAAAGTGATGCTAATTTACTTTTTAAGTTTTTACAAAGGTATCAATATATTTGGTTAGCAAAGCAATTAGAAAAAGCGTTAGAGTTAGAAAAAGAAGAAATGATTGAAAAAGTAAAAGACATTTTAGTAGAGTTTCCTTATAAAACGAGTAAAGGTGAAAGTTAGGAGGTAAAATGAAAAAGGAAGCACAAGTTCCTGTTGGAAAGGTTGAAGAAGAAAAAAGGGCTATGCCACCTGGTTTACCAGCAGAACCAGTAAGAACAGAAAAACCAGTAGAAATGAAACCAAGAGAAGACGAAGAAATTGAAGAATTAAGGAAGATGTTAGAAGAACCTGAAAAAGAAAGGAGGATACCACCAGAGGAAAGGGTATTTGAAAGAGAGCCTCTTGTTAAAACACCTGAAAAAGAGTTAGCAGAATTAGTAGAAGCACCAAAGGTTTTCAAAAGGTTAGGTCCTATTGATAGGCAAATGTTTTACTTTTTAGAAAAACAAAGAAGAGATGCTATTTCAAGAGGTGATTTAGACACTTTAAAGAAAATTCACGAAGAAGAAGAAAGAATAATAGAAAAATATACAAAAGAAGTAGTGAAAGATGAGTTATCAGGATTTACTTTTGCTTACAGACAAGCACAAGGACACTTTTTCAGTCAAAGAAAGTTAGGTGAATTTGTAAACAGGGCTTTTGATGCTATTGCTGACCAATTAACAAAAATGGGTATTACTATTTATTCTGCTTCTTTGCTTTCAAGTGAAAGTGATGAATGGGATGAAAATCCCAAAGAAGGTAAAACAGAATGGAATTTACTTATTGGAACAATTTTAGATGATTGGGCAAAAAGTAATATTGTAGTAATGGCAAATGTAGAAAAAGACAAAGTAAAGATTTATCCATACTTTTTTGATTATCTTGGCAGAAAATATTCTTTTGATGAAATAACGATAAGGAAATATTTACAGAGTTTAAGACCGAAACCTTCTTCTGATTGGGTAAAAGCACTTGGTTGGGAACAAGATAAGGATTTAATTGAAATAGACAACAAAGTTATTTGGGCATCAACTGAAATGAATGAAGTTCAAGATGCCTTTCAGACGCATTTAAAAGAAGTAGAAGTAGAAGATACTGGTAGTTATGCTATGCTTTCAGAAATAAAGTTTGATGAAAGAAATGGAAAAGTTAAAGTTGTTTACACTTTACCAAAAAATTTCAAAGGTATGTTAAAAATTCCTAAAAAGATTAAGTTTGCTTCTTATAGTTTAAAAAGGGATAAAATTTTAGAGTTAGGTGATGGAAAAATAGAAATTGAATATATAAAGGAGGAGTGAAATGTGGCATTTACCTGAATGGAAGTATAGGAATGTTCAAGTTTTAAAACCTCATAAAAGAGCAGGAAAGAATTTTGTTTTTGATATTCAAATTCTTCGTTCAAGTGGTGATAATGACCCTTATAATGTATATGTTGATGATAAATGTAAACCAGATTTTTCAGATATAAGGTTTGTTGACAATCATAACAGGTTATTACCTTATGAAAGGATTGATTATATAGAAGGAGGATGGGCTGAATTTATTGTAAGGTTTTTAGGTGATTTATCAAAATTTCCTGGTATAATTTACCTTTATTATGGTAATCCTGACGCTGTTTACACTGGACAAACAGGTTTAATGTATGATTATGATGTAACTTTTAATTCAAGTGTCAATCTTAACAAAGATTGGTTTATAATTAAATCAAGTGGTGCAAGTTATCAACTGCTTTCAGATAGATTAAGAATTAGTTTAAATTCTGATATGGATTATATCTGGTTTATTTCAAAAAAGAGTTATGGAGTTGGTATGTTAATAATAAGTTTTTCACCTTCAATTTTTCCTTTTATGTATGTTGGTTTAGTGGATAAAAGATGTAAACTTGTAAGAGATTATCAGGGAAGATTAGTTCCTTGTCCTGGTTATTTTGAACGAACTTATAAAAAACAAACAGTGAGAGATTATTTAAAATGTGTTTCATTAGAATATGTTTTACCTGACGGTTCTTGGAATGTGGAGTTTACTGGAACCAGCAGATATCCTGAAATAGAACTACCTCCTGTTCTTTATAGTTCAATTTTATGGCAAGATGATTACAAAATTTGTTCTGGTTTTTTTTCACAACACACTACACCTTTTAAAATCCCTGATAAATACAAATTAGTTTTTGGTGTTACCAATATGGCTGGCAATATAGATGTTTTTACTTGTCAATTCCAAAGACAACTTTATGACTATGAGAGTTTATTTGTTGAACCTTACTGGATATTTCAAGAAAGAAGTAATTTTTATGTTGAAAAGAAAGAGTTAATTGTAAAAGAGACTATTCCGCAAGTTTTAAATCAAGTTTCAATTAGTAATTTATTAAGTGTTGATGATTTATTAATAAGTAGAGTTTTACCTTCAGAAAAGTTTTGGTTAAATGTTAACAATATATATTTTAGAAGGAGGTGAAGGATGGAAAGAATAAATGAAAAGTTAGTGGAGGTTTTAAAACCTTTAAAGGAATATTTCAGAGGTATAAAGGTTGCTACGATTGGTCAAGTGGAAACTTTTGCTACAAGATACAATTTACATCCTCAATTGGTAACTTATCTTTTGCAAGTTGTTATGGGTAGAGATGTTTGTGAAAGAATACAAAGAAAGTATGGTTCTTGGGTTTCAAAAGAAAAATTTCTAAAAGAGGCATATGTTAAAGGTATGGAAGTAGAAATTTACGATGAATGTTCTGGTGTAAAATATGAAGGTATAATAGAAGATGTTTCTCCTGCCAGTATAAAACTTAAAACAAAAGAAGGTAAGGAAGTAGAAATTTCAAAAGGTTGTATACCTGAATGGGGTCTAATATACATTATGGAGGAAGCAAAGTGATACAGAAGAAAAGGTTAACTGATAAACAATTTGAAATATTAAGGCAGGTTTTACAGGATTATCTTATAGCACAAAGAAGTTTAAAACTTGTTTTAGATTTACTTGAAATACCTGAAATAAGTTTTCCAACTTTACAACTCAATTTTGAAACAAAAGAGATAATTTATGATGATGGCAAAAGTGAAAGTTCCAGTCATAATTAAAAAGGTTGTAAAAATAAAGGTTTACATAAAGAGGTAAAATGAAAAAGTTTTTAACTTTCCTTAATGAGCCTTCTGGTAAGGTTTCATTTATGAGGTTAACAGGTTTTCTTTTAGTTTTTGTTTACATTATAATGTTTATTTACATTGGGATAACAGACAAAAAGATTTCTGATATACCAACTAACTTAATGGTATTGATTTTAACTTTGTATGGAATGAACAAAATTGAAAGGATTTTCAATGGAAGGAAAAATGAAAGTAGTTATAAAGCAGAATAAAAAGAGATTTTGTTTACTAAAAGAAGTTTATTTTTCTGATTGGCAGGTGTTTGAAGTTTGTGGAAATTGTGAGTTTTATCAAAGAGATGAGATTTTTAATAATTTTAAATGCTTAAAACAAGGCAAAAAAGAGGTGAAAAATGAAAGAAAGACAAAATGAATTAATAAATATTGTAAACGAATTAATTGATATAGCAAATGAGTTAATTTCTCTTGGTCAATTTGCCAAATTAAGAAGGATACCTAAGGATTTAAAAAGGTTAGAGGATGAAGAAGAAGTTTTCCTTTCAGAAGAAAAGGAGAAGGAATATTTACAAAAGGCAGTAGAATTACCTTTAACAAAGGAGGCAAGGATTGTTCAAAGACAGAGAGAAGGTAAGAAAGTTTGGTGTGTAGAAAGTGAAAAAACAGGTCGTTCCTTTGGTTGTTATCCAACAAGAAAACAAGCAGAAGAAAGGTTGAAACAAGTTGAAATGTTCAAACATATGAAGAAGAAAAAATAGTATGAAAAAGGTTTGGGTAAAATTTAAATGTAAAAAATGTGGTGAAATGTTTTGGGAAAGACTTGTGTATAAAGATAAACTTACGCTTGATAGGTTTTGGCTTACCTGTCAATTCTGTAAACATTCAGGAACAGTTCACAATGAATTTTTTATAGTGAAAATAGAAGAAAGTTTAATTGAGAAAAAAGAAACATTTTGGCAAAAAATAAAGAGATGGTTAGGAATTTGGTAAAAAAGTATTGGAGTGGAATTCTTTTTGGTTTACTTTTTGTTATAATATTTATTTTTGCTATTCTTTTAGCAAATTATTACAATAAGTCTATTGATGAAAGTTTAAAGAAAATAGAAATGGAACAAAAAGAGTTAAAAAAGCAATTAGATTTAAAGGAAAAGGAAATCAATTATTACAAAGCAGTTTTAGATAGTTTAACAAAAGAAATAAAAGGTATGAAGTTTACAAAAAAGGTATATAAAGGGAATATAAGAATTTTAGCAGAAGAATTTAAAAAAAGAGGTTTTTAAAGGAGGTAAAAATGATAAAAAAGAACAGTAATGGTGAATTTGTTATAACAAAGGGTGCTCTTGCTATCATAGGGACTACCCTTACGATTATTGCTCTTGCTTTTTCTTTTTTCACTTATACTATCGGTAGGGTGACTGAAAGCACTCGTCAATATACAAGGTTAGAAGAGGTTGTTAAAGTTTTACAGGAAAAGTCAGAAAAGACAGATAAGTTTTTAGAGAATATCAGTAAAGATTTACAGAATATAAGAGAAGATTTAGTTTTAATAAAGGTAAAACTTGGCTTAATTGACAAAGGAAGATGAAACTATTAATTTTTATTTTTATGCAAGCAGTTTATCCATTACAGCAAGGAGAACCTGCTCCTTGTCCTGTTGTTGCTTTTGATACACTTTCAGCAAAGAAATTACTTTATTATTTAGACAGTTTAGATTTTATTACGAAAAAATATTTACTTTTAGAACAAAGAAGTAATATTTGTGATACACTTATAAACAAGTTTCAGCAAAAAGAAGTTTTATACAAAGAGTTAATACAGAAAAAAGATGAAGAAATAAAACTATTAAAAGAAAAGATAAAGGTTAGTAATAAGAAAAAGTGGTTTGAAAGGTTAGGTTTTTTAGGTGTTTTAACTTTTATTCTCTTAGTGATAGGAGGTAAATGAAATGAAAAAGTTAGGTGTTGGTAATGTTGTTCCAACTTGGTATGGTGGCTCAATAGCAAGAGCCTCTCTTGGTGTAAGAACAGCACAACTAACTTATTATCCACCAAGATGGTTTTCTCCTTTACTTTCATTTGTTCATTTTTATGTTCCGTGGGACAGGGCTACTTTATATCAATGGATAAGGTATTTTGATACTTGGCACGCTGTTGTTGGTGCTTGTATAGACATACATACGATGATGCCTTTATCAAGGTTTTCTTTAAGAGGTGTTCACGACCCGACTATTTTAAGGGTTTACGAGGAATGTTGCGAAGAATTAAAAGCATTTTTGCTTATGTATTCTCAACTATCAGAGTTTTGGACTATTGGTGAAGTTTTCACTTTACTTTACTGGGATGACAAATTAGGTATTTTTACTGATGCTGAAATTCTTATGCCTGAATACATTGAAATTAAAAGTTTACCTTTTATGGGTTCTCTTGATATTGAGAAAAATATTTACGAACTTGTTTTAGACCAGTTTACTTTGGAAATGTTAGAGACACCTGACCCTGATGTTCAAAAGATGTTGATGAAGTTAGACCCTGCTTTACTTGAAACAATCAAAAAGAAAGGAAGGTTAAGGTTAGATGGCAATTTGTTAATGGTAATGATTAAAAAAAGACATATGTATCAAGATAGGGCTCAACCTATTCTTTTAAGGGTAATGAGGGAACTTATTTATGAAAGCAAATTATTAGAAGCAATGTATACAATAGCAGACAGGCATGTTAATCCGAAAGAGATTTGGAAGATAGGTAATGACAATTTCCCAGCTGACCAAGCACTTTTAGATGCTTATGAAGAACTTATAAGGAATGCTGAACAGCAACCACTTTTTACTTTGGTTGTTCCACATACAGTTTCACTTGATATAGTTGGCGCTACTGGTAAATTTCCAAAATTATCAGATGAATTAGATTGGGTTGAAAAAAGAATTTTAACTGCTTTACTTTTGAATAAGGCTGTGATACACGGAGAAGGACCAAATTTTGCTACTGCTTCTGTTGCTATGAGGGCGTTAATGCAAAGGTATATGGAAGTAAGGGCTATGTTAGAAGAGGAATGGACAACGAAAGTGTTTTTACCTATTGCTTTAAAACACAATTTCTTTGAGGTTACGCAAGCAGAATTAGAACATGGTGTCAGAAGACCTTATAAAGAAAGGAAGCCAATTTTACCTTATTTTGATTGGCATTATAAAGCAAGGTTATTAGATGACAGTTCATTTAGAGATAGAATAATAGAACTTTACAAAGCAGGTAAGATACCTTTGAAGATATTGACTGATGTTCTCGGTTTAGATTACGAATATGTAAAGGTTTACAAAGAAAGGGAAGAAGGGACAATTGTTGACCCGTTCTATGAAGAATGGAGAAAAGAAGTAATAAAGAAAGGTTTAGAAGGTATTGTTCCAGCACCAAAAGGTGTCAGGAGTTCAGTTGATGAAGTAGAAAAGAAAAATTTAAAGGAAGCACTTGAAGAAGCAGACAGAAAATTTGAAATTTTCAAGAAGTGGTTAACAAAAACAAGTTTAAAGGAAAATGGCAGAAAGCCTGTTGGTGAAAAAGAAGAAAGTGATGATGATTATGAAAAGAAGGAGAAAAAAGTTAAAAAATTGTTAGAAGAAGCAGAAAACATAGAGTTTGATTGGACAACGAGAGGTGGTTTAATAAGGAAATTAAGGATAGCAGAAGAAATTTTTAAAAATGGAAATTTAGACCTTTTAGCAACAATTTTACCCAGAAAAGAAGAAGAAAACAAAGGAGGGTAAAATGTTATTTCAAGCATATACAAAAGATTTTCCTGATTTTGTAGTGGTGTTATTAGATTATTTAGAGGAACTTTATGCTGGAGATTGGTCTCGTATTGCTTTAAAGGTTATGCCTGGTATAAGTGAAAGGTTAAATGAACTATCTTCACTTGCCTGGTATTACAATACAACTGAGGAATATTTTGACATCGTTGAAAGCGACCTTGACAATTTAATTTATGAGTTTTTAGAAAGGTTAATGAGGGTAGAAGGAATAAAAGATTTTGGTAAACACTTTGAAAAAATTAAGGAATTATTTGAAGAAGAAGCAGACCGTTATTATTCAGAAAGAAAATATTTTTGGAAAGAGTTAGATAAAGGTAAATTTATTTACAGGAGGTGAAAGTATGAGTGATTTAATTTTTGAAAAGAAAATAGAGAAGTTGTATAAGGAATTAGGTGGAGAAAAGGAATACGAAAGGTTAAGGTTAACGGCAAGTAAGGGAAATTTACAGAAACTTGCTACTACTCAGCTGGAAAAAACTTTAAGAAGTAAATATTCAATTAATCTTCCATTTGATTTGGAGTTAAAAGATTTTACAATAAAAAAAGATAAAGTTTGTGCTACTTATGATTTATCCTTACCAGATAAACAACCAATTCAGGTTTTTGCTACCTTTCAAATTGAAGATGATGGCAAACTAACTCTTATCCATTTAGATAATGAAAAAGAAATAGAAAAGATACTTGGCTATAAGTATTATGCTGTTAAAGTGCCTGGTTATGGTGTTTACAAGGTTTCAGCATTAACAGAGAAAGAAGCCGTAAACAAGGTTATAGATAAACTTTTTGAAGAAGTCAGTTCAGTAGAAGTGTTTAACAGAAGGTTTGTAAAAGGAAACAAATCTTTACTCTGTGATTACATTTTAGATAACAACTATGTAATGGATTGGAGAAAGTATATTGATACAAAAGATATAGTTGATTTTAAACAAAAAGAAGTTTTACCAAAGCAGGTTATCAAATTAGAAAAGCAAGCAATGGTTTATCCTGAAAGTTTACTTTTACAGGAAGAAAGGTCTTTTATTGACAGGTTTTTTACTGAACAAGACCAAAAAATTTATTCATTTATAAGGAAGAAGGAAACACTCAAAAAGACGATTGCTTCAATAATTGAAAACTATTTAAAGCAATTTGGAATAGATGCTGAAGTTGAAATTAACAAGATGGAAGGTGAAAAAGTAATAACAGGGACATTTGAACTGACTTCTTCTTATGTTTCAGGTGAATTTCCTTTTGTTGCTGATGTTGAAGGTGATGAAGTTAAACTTATTTCAATAAGGGATTATGAAATAAAGAAAGTGGCAGGTTTAAAAATTTACAAAGTTGGAACGCCAGAAGGCAAAGAGTTTACAATTTTAGCAACTTCTTTACCTGTTGTTTTGGAAACTTTACAAACAATTTTAAACAGGAAAATAAGTTTTGATGAGTTTACACAAAAATTCACTTTTACTGAACTTGGTGAGTTTGGTGTTGTAAATGATGCTAAGCAGGTTAACCCTTGGACAAAAATAAAAGTTGGTGAAGAAGAGTTTTTAGTAAGGTTAAAATAATGGAGGTTTAAAATGGCATTTAAAAAGTTTGGTTTTGGTAAAATAATTGAGAAAACAAATGATTTAGTTGAACTTTTAAAAAAGAAAAAACAAGTTTTAAAGCAAGATGAAAAACAAGAAGAAGATATAAAACAGAAGAAGGTAGAAGAGGAATTAAAAGAGAAAATGGGAATTGAAGATGAAGATAATCAACAATAAAGAGTAGTAAAAGGAAAAAGATTATGAATAAAAAAACACAAGATTTACAAAAAAGGTTTGAAGAGGCAATAGACTTAGTGATAGAAGAGGCAAGGCAACAAGGTCTTTCTGTTTACCAATGGTTAGAAAAGCATTACAGAGAATGGAATGATGAAGTGATAATTGAAGGGTTATATGAAGACTTTTTAAATATGAAGGTAAACAATGTTCCCTCGGAGATTTCAGGTAAAATTCCTCAAACTTTTGAAGAATATTTAAATGATAGTTTAAAGGCAATAGAATATAGATTAAGGGCATTAGAATTTAATAAAAAATATAAAACATCAGGTTTTGAACCATTAAAAAAGATGGGTATTATTGAAGAAATAAAAGGTTTACCAAAAGGTTTTGGAGAGCCTTTGTCATCAGAAGACATTGAATTTTTTGAGATGATTTTAAAGAAAACAAAAGAGACGATTGAAAATTATTTAAAGAGTAAATGAAGTTGAAGTATCAATATTTTTATAATTGCTTTTTTATAATTAAAAAAGTTGAATGAGGGAGGTAAACTATGAGAAGTGAGATAATAAAAATAAGTGAAAAGCTGGTAAAAATAGCAGAAGAACTATTAAGGTTTACGAAAAGAGGAATGACAGAAGAGGGGTTTGAAGAGTGGGAAGAGTATGGTTTTACTCCTGAAGAGATAGAAGAATGGGAACATTATGGATTTACACCTGAACAGGCACTTGAATGGGATGAACATGGTTTTAGCGCTTACAGAGCATTTCAATGGGATAAAATAGGTTTTACACCTGATGAAGCAAAAGAATGGAGTGATTACGATTTTGAACCTTTTCAGGCATACAAATGGAAAGAAAAAGGTTTTGAACCAAGAGAAGCAGATGAGTGGGCAAAATGTTTTTTCACAGCTGAAGAAGCAAAGAAGTGGAAAGAATATGGTTTTGATGACCCTCATGATGCTGAAAGTTGGCGTGATTATCATTTTACACCTGAAAAAGCAGAAGAATGGAAAGGCAAAGGCTATGAACCTGATGAGGCATACAGGATAAGAAAAGAAACAGAAGAAATTGAAGAGGAAGATTGGAGGTAGTAAAATATGAAGGATAAAATAATAAAACTAAGTGAAGAGTTAATAAAGATAACAGAAGAGTTATTAAAGGTTATTGGACATAATGAATTAGAAGAATTTAACGAATGGAAACTGCATGGTTTTACTATTGAGGAAGCAAAAAAATGGAAAAAATATGATTTTAGTCCTTGGAGAGCGAAGGAATGGAAGAGTTATGGATTTACACCTGAGGAAGCAAAAAAATGGAGTGATTATGGTTTTGAATTTTACAAGGCAAGTGAATGGAAGGAATTTGGTTTTTCTCCTGAAAGAGCGAAAGAGTGGAGAAACTACCATTTCTTTAATCCTGAGGAGGCGTATGATTGGTGGAAACATGGTTTTACTCCTGACGAAGCAGAAAAATGGTATGATTGTATATTTTCTCCTGATGAAGCATTTAAGTGGATACAAACAGGATATTCTCTTGAAGATGCAATGGAATGGAGGAGATTTGGTTTTAGACCAGAGGAAGCGAAAAAATGGGATAGGTTTGGTTTTAAACCTAAAAGAGCAAGACAATGGATGGAAAAAGGATTTACACCAGAAGAAGCATATAGATTGAAAAAGAGAAGGAGATAATGGAAGAGTTAAAACTTAAAGTAAAAGAAGTTTTAGACAGTTTTATAAAACTTTACAAGTTTCCAGCAGAAATTTTTCTTGACATTTTCAAAATAGAAGAGGAAAAAGACAAGTTAAAAGCATATGTAAAGGTTGACCCTCGTTTTAGGTTTGAGTATCCTGTTATAACTCCGTCAGAGTTTGTTATTCTTTTACAGAAGTTTGTTCCGCATCCATATGGAGTTATTGACAACAAAGAACTTTATTTCTATTTTGTTTTAGGAGAGGTTGAAAAGAAAGCACAAACAGACCAACCACCTGTTGAGTTTCAAGCAACTGTTTTAGATGAACTTTTAGATAGAGTAGCAAGACCCATTATAGAGACAGGTATACCAGATTTATTGATTGGTTGGTGGGCGGCTAAAAACATAGCAAAAAATATTTCAGAGATGTTTCAAACTTTAACTTTACCTGTTAATTCCACACCTGGTTATGTTGCTCCTGTTCCAAAAGAAATTTAAGGAGGTGATAAATGGCATTTATTAAGTATGCAACAGCAAAAATAATAGCAAGTTATGAGAATGAAGTAGCACTTTTAGAAAGTAATCCTGAATTAGAAAAGGTTTTAAATACATTTAAGGTGATAAAGTTAGACCCTTCAAGGTATATGTATTTAAGGAACAGGGCAATCAGTTCATTAGAGACTTGGGGTTGTAATAGGAATGCTGATGGATTTCCTCGTATTGAATTACAGGAAAATCATCACACTTTCATTAATTCAAGGGTTTCAGTTGACCATAAAGACAATATTATTGTTGGTGTTGTAGTTGACAGTTATTTTGTTCCACCAAAAGTAGAAATAAAAGACGATATGATTATAAGGTCTGGTGATTATGTTGAGAACATTTTAGCACTTGATAAAAAGGTATTAGAAAGTTATAAGCCTGATGGTAAAAATTCACTTTTAGATTTAATTGTAAACGGAATAGTAACAGATACAAGTATGGGTGCTATTGTTGGTTATTCCATTTGTTCAGTGCCTACTTGTATGAATGTTGCTCATACAGAAAGCGAATATTGTGAGCATATAAAGTCAAAGAAAGGTTCAGTTATAAAACTTGCTTCTGGTATTGATGTGCAGATTTTTGAAATTTGCAGACAGGTTACATTTTTTGAAGACAGTATTATTGTTCCGCTTGCTTATGGTGGGCTTGCTGGTGGTGAAGGTGCCGACCCTAACGCCAAGTTTTTAGAAAAGATTGCTACGACACCTTTAAAAACTTACATTGTTTATAGGGACAGGTTTTATTCTGATTTTACTAAAAAAGCACAAATAGAAGAAAGACCACAGGTTTTAATACCTGAGAAAAAGGTATTAAGGAAAGAGTTTAAGGACGAAGACATAGAGTATACAAAGCAACAATTAAAGAAAAATTTAGAGGAAGAACTATCAAAAACGATAGTAGTTGAAAAAGAGGAAGTTTCAGATGTTGTAGATTATCTTATAGAACTTCTTAAAAAGGGAACAGAGTTTAATGAAGCGTTAAAACTTGCTTGGGAACACTTTAAAGGTTTAAAAGAGAAAACAGCACAGGAAAAGAAAAAAGAGGTAATAGTCGTAGATATAGATGGAACACTTTTTGATGTTTCTCATAGGTTAAAATACATTGAAAGTCCTCAAAAAGATTGGAAAAGGTTTTTCAGCGAAGAAGAGGTTTCAAAGGACAAGCCTTATCCATCAGTAGTTGAATTTGTAAACACTTTAAGAGAAGAAACAGGTTTACCAATGGTTGTTTTAACAGGTAGACCTGAAACTTTAAGGGAATTAACAGAGAAACAATTAGAAGAAGCAGGTGTTAACTATGATGAACTTATAATGAAGCCAAAAGAAAGAAGTTTTGAGAAGGCTGTTTCATTCAAAAAAGATGTTTTAAAGAACTATGTTCCTGTTTATTTTATAGATGACGATTACAATAATTTAGCAGTTGTAAAGAAAGAGTTTCCTGATGCTAAGGTGTATCACGCTGATGATGGTAGAATAAAAGAGTTTTTTATTGGTGAAGTACTTGAAGAAAAAGTCAGTTTTTGGAAAAGAATATCTTTCAAAAAGGAGGGTAAATGGACAAGAAAATCACTATAAAGGAGTTGGAAGAATTTATAACTTATTTAGAAGAAGAAGGTCTTTTGAAATTTGAAGACAAAGTAGAGATTTTTGGTAAACACAATGTTGAAAGGTTGAGAACGCTTGCCTATTTAGCCAGTTTACATATAAAGAAGAAATTAGAAGAAGACGAGATAGGTAAATACAAAGAGGAGAAGTTAAAGAGGGTTTTAAGCAGTTTACAGAAGGTTGAAAAGTTTTTAGTTTTTAACTGCCCACGAGACGAGATTTCCCAAGAAAATCAATCATTAGAAAAGATTATAGGTGATTAAAGTATCAACATTTTTATAACCTCTTCCTTAAAAATAAAAAACAAAAAGTTATAAGAAAAACAAAAATAAAACAAAAAACCATAAAAACAAAAAACAAGTTAAAAGAAAAGAAGTATAAATATAAAAAGAAGAAGAATGAGTATAAATAACAAGAAGAAGAAAAAAGAAAAGAACAGGAGGGGGAAGTGGATTTTCCTTCTGTAAAAATAAAAAAAGAAATTTTTTACTAAGGAGGTGATAAAATGACATATCAAGAATTAGTTAAAAAGTTAGGTATTGAATTTAAAGAAAGTCCAAGAAGGATAAAGGTTCTATCATCACTTATTGAAAATGGTAAGTTAGAAGAAGCAAAGTCCTTAGCAAAATTTTACAAAAGAGTAGACGAAATAGGAAATAACGAGAGGTTAATTGAGTTATCAGCTCGTGATGCAAAGACTTTTTTTCAGTATAAAGACGAATCACTTTCAAAAGCAGAGGAATATTTAAAAGAAGTTTCTGCTTCTTATTTACCTTCTTCTGATTATGAGCTTAGTGCTTACGAAGTGAATGAAGATGAAGGAAAGGTCAGGTTAGTTTTTTCGCAAAAAGCAAAGGATAAAAGACCTCCAAAAGATTGGTGGGAGAATTGTATAAAAAGGGCAAGGAAGTTTGCTGACGACCCTGAAAGTTTTTGTGGTGCTCTTTGGTATAGACCAGGTGATTTCCCCTATGGTGAAAAATTAAGGGAATCATTTGGTAAACCTTATAAAGGTTCAATAGAAGAAGAAAAATTTTTAAAGGAGGCTATTATGAAGTTTGAAGGTAAAAAGGAGCCATTTTGGAAGAGGTTAATGTTTTGGAAAAAAAGTGAAAAAGAAAAAATGGATTACAGGACAGTAGAAGAAAGAGGTCATCCCGATTATTCAACAGAGGGTAAAGGTGAAGGCAAGTGGGAAGATTACAGGACTTCAAAGTATTCAGAAGCATCCAGAAGGTTATTACAGAAAATAGAGGCATTAAAGGAAAGGATAGCGAGGTTAAAGAAAAAGAAGGAAGAAGTGGAAGAAGAGGAAGAATTTGAAGAAGAGGAAGTTCCAGTAAGGAGACCTGTAAAAAAACCTATTAGAGTAAAGGAAATTGAAGAAGAGGAAGAAGAAATTCCTGTAAGAAGACCAGTAAGAAGACCTGTAAGGAGACCTATTGAAGAAGAAATTGAAGAAGAGGAAGAAGAAAAACCAAGGAGAGTAAAAAGTCAAGTTGAAACTCCATCTAAAAAGGTAAGAGAAGTTCCTGTTGAATTTGAAGAAGAAGAGGAAGAGGAAATTCCAGTTAGAAGGGAGGAAAAACCTGTTCCTACAAGAAGGTATACACCAAGGTTTGAAGAAAGACATCCTGAAATTGCTTTGAGAGAATCACTTAACAGGTTAAGAAGGAAAATAGCAGATTTAAAACAAAGGATTGCTTCTTTAAAAGAGGAAAGACCTGTTGAAAGTGAATTAAAAGACAAAATAGCAAGTTTAAAAGAAAGAATTAGTAGATTTAAGAAGAAGGCAGTGTTTGACCCGAGAATTTTAACAGACCTTGACCCAGAGAAAATATTTGGTCCTTTACCTGAATTTGCTCAGGAAAAAGCACCTGAAAGAAAGTATGAGGTTACGCTTGCTCACGAAAAAGACGAAGAGGTAAAAAAGCCAATCCCTGAAACACACAAAATGGTTACGGAAAAAGTTCCAGAAGTAGAAAAAGCATTTATTGAAAAGGCAACAAGAGCTTCAAAAATAGTTGACAAAATGATAGAAAAAGGTTTAATTACTGAAAATGAAAAGTATAGTAAGTTATCAGAACTTATGAAGTTTAATGATTTTGAATTAAACAGGATTGAGAATTTTGTAAACGAAGTAAAAAGTGAAAAAGGTGTTTTAGTTGTAGATGAAGGAATTATTGATTTTAATAAAATTGTTGGTGATTAAAAAAATTTTAAGGAGGTAGGAAATGATAAGTAGACATATACAATATATATGGAAAGAAGGGATGTATGAATTATATATAAAGAAGGCTGATACTGATCCTGATGAAATAAACTATGTTGGAGGTTCACCTGTTATAATGGAAGGAACTATTTCTGGTTGGGGACAAACACAAGAAGGTCCGCCTTACGATTGGTCATTTGAGCCACTTATTCGTGTAAACGGAGCAAGTAAAGATACCGCTTCTGACAATTTAAAACTACTTCTTGGTGTTGCTTATCATTCAAGAAAAGTGGATACTTTTATAAAGAAGGTGACGGTTGTTAGGGCTCCTGCTGTTATTACAATTTTCAAAGGGATTGCCAAGATGAAGGAATTCCAGCAAGCAGAAGAATTTTTCCCATTTGGGTTTACAGAGGATGACCCATATCCACCTTTTGACCCTGAAAGAACTTATTCTCAGGGTGATTTACTTATTCCTATCAAGAAAGAAGTTATTGGTGTTGGAACTTTTTCTGTTTGGACAAATGACCTTACTCTTTTACCTCAACCTGGTTCTGGACAAAAGTTAACTTATGTTTTACCTGCAAAAGTTTTATCTGTAACAGGAACAGGTGAAAGTGCAATTTTAACAATTGAATTAGGTGCATTTTATCATATAATTTCAGCATAAAAAAAATTTTAAAGGAGGGTAATTATGGAAGCAATGGCAACAATAAATAAGAAAGACCCACAGGTCTTACAAAGAGAACTGATGAAGAAAGAAGCCGCTTTAGAGTTAGCGTTCAAGACACAAGTTGGTTTACAAAAGTTAGCACAGGCACTTGCTTCACCTGTCAGGAAGCATCTTGATTATAGAGGGATAGGTAGAAGGTTATTTGTTACGGAGCCATATGTTGACCCAGGACCAATGTATTACGATGCCGATATAGCAGAGTTTGATGCGGTAATGATAGGAAGAGATGGAACAAGTAGAATGGTTGTGGTAAGAGCAACAAGAACAATATTACCAGAGTTTGAAGTAGCAGTAAGGGTAAAAATACCGTTTGCTGAGGTAAGAACGAGGAAGTATAAGGTTGTAGAAAGAGCGAAAGAAAGGTTAAAACAATCATTTGCTATTAGAGAAGATTTACTCATTTTCTCACTTGTCCATGATGCTGTAATAGCAAGTAATCAACTAATAACGGCAACAGGAACTTTAATAAAAGAAGACCTTGCCGAAGCATTTTGGAGAGTAGAAAACAGAAGGTTAATACCTCTTAATGTTCTCATTTCACCAGCAAGTGCTTATGCTATTAGGAATTGGGAAAGAGATCAGATTGAAGAAACAGCAAGGATAGAAATACGAAGAACTGGGTATCTTGGTGTTCTTTGGGGTGCTAACTTTTTAGTTTCTCAATTGATTAAGAAAGTGAACATTGGCGGAACAGATTACAATGTAGCATATGTTCTACCTGACCCTCAGTTTGTTGGTTGGTATCCTATTAGGGCAGATGTAGAAGTTATACCTGCTGATACACCTGATTTACTCTTACTTGGATTTGTTGGTTATCTCCAAGCAGGAATGATTTTACACAATATTTGGGCTGTTGCTGGTGTAGCGTTTACACAACCATAAGTTAAAAAAATAATTTAAGAAAAAAATTAAAAGGAGGTGTTTATGCCAGAAAAACCAATAGAAGAAATACAAGTAGCACTTACAAAGACAGGCAGAGTTCAGTTAGGAGCAAAAGAATTTCCAAGCTTAGAAAAGTTAGAGAAGAATATAAGGTATGTTTACAATCCAAATCCTTGGGTTGTCCGTATAACGGGACTTAATGTTAGGCTTGCTCCTGGTGAACTTGTAGATTTAGTTCAAGTAGTTGGTTCACCTGAAAAGGTTTTCAGTTGTGTAGAAGTTATAAAAGCAATAGAAGGTAATCTACTTATAGGTTTTTCTTCGTTTGAAGAATTACAAAAGGCTTATACTGGTTTGCCAAAACCAAAATCTTCACCTATTGAAGAGGCAAAGGCTACTGCTGTTGTCGTTGGTCCTGAAGGTAAAACAATGCATATAGAAGAAGTTGTAAAAGAAGGTGAAAATCCATACACAGAAGCACTTATTGAAGATTATAAAAGAGAAGAAGAGGAAATCAAAAGATTAGAAGAACAAACTGTCAAAAAGACTACCAGAAAAGGAAAAAGAACAGAATAGAATACTATTCCCCATAGTTATGGGGCAGGGGTTAGTAAAGTGAGGGGATTGGTAAGTAAAGTTTAGTTCCCTGCCCCTCTTTTCTTATTCGGAGTTATGGCTTATGTAATCCACGATGTCTCAGAAAGAGAATGGTGTCAATATTTCAAAGACCAGCATGTTGAAGTCATAGTTGAATTCAAGTATAATAATGTTCCTGTTGATGTAGACAATCCTTCTTTTGATATTTATAAAGACGGTCAACCTGTAAACTTTTACATTCTTAAACCTCTTACAAAGTCAGACCCACCTGTTATCGGTAAATATTGTGCTACTTTTATGACAACAGGTTTACAAGCAGGTGATTACACTTTTAAAGCAAAAGGTTATTATCAAGGCAATGAACTAATTGTAAGTGGTTCATTTAAGTTAGTTGAAGTTCCAAGGAGGCAATGGTATATTGATACATTAAGAGGCATTTTAGCAGACAAGTATCAAATAGAGGTTCCTTGGGAGTTTTGGACGCACGACCCAACCAAAAGAGAATGGAGGGATGGACAATTAAACGATTATTTAGAGCAAGCAGTAAGGTTTATAAACATTTTGCCACCTTCAACAGTTTCCTGGCAACTTGAAAACATACCTTGTTCTTCACTTGTTTTACTTGGTGCACAAATCTTTGCTTTACTTTCAAAAGACATAATGGAAGTCCACAATTATTTTGATTATTCAACACCTGTCAGGGTTTCTGTTTACAGAGGTAGAGAATACAGGTCAATTTACCAGTGGATAGAAAGACAATTTACAGAGCCATCAAAGTTATTTAAAAAATCTTGGGTTTTAAACACTTTGAGACCAAGAGCGATAGTGTTTCCTCGTATAGCGTTCAGGATTTTAAGACCACTTTCAATGGTTTTACATTTTACTTCATATGGTATAGGATAATGAATGAAATTATAACTGAAAAATTTGGTTCTTACAGGTATTATGAAGAAACATTAAAAAGAGTAAAAAATGTTTCAGTTCAAAGAACTTTTGATGTAAACGGCAAGTATTCAATACAAATAGTTTGGGATACATTTATACCTGGCGTTGAAGTTATTGATGGATTTAATGTTTACAGGTCAGTAGATTTGAAGGAATGGAAGAAGTTAAATTCTACACTTATAACAATTAACAATTTTTTAGATAGTGATGCTAAACTTTTTATTGGTCAAGATTATTATTACAAGGTTACTTTTATTTCAAATGGTATAGAAAGCAGTTTAGAAGAAGCAGAACCTGTAACTTTTCTTTCATCAAAAAATAAGGTTGATGGAATGAATTGGAGGTTGTACAATACTTCATTAGAGCATATGAGAAGGTTATCACTTGTTTTAAGACATACAGGTGAAGAGGTGATTTTTGGTATAAGACAGTTTGTTGGTCAAAAATGCAGAAGGTGTTATGATTTTGTAGCGAAAAAGGCTACTGACAGTTCTTGCCCTGTTTGTTTTGGAACAGGAATAGAGCAAGGTTATAAAGGTATAGAAGGAAGAGTTCATTTTGAGCCTGCTACTTTAACAATTTCAAGAGAACTTGAAGGCTTTATTCCTGCTTATGCTTTCAGGTGTTGGACTTTGTCATTCCCTTTACTTTCCTCGCAAGATTTCATTATTAGAAAAAGGACAGGTGAAAGGTATGTAATAAACGAATCTACACCTATTATAAATCAAGGTTTAATTCTTATGCAAACTTTAAGAGTTGATATAATGGTTAGAGAACATCCTTTATACAATATACCAGTAGTATGAGCTCGTTAACATCTTGGGATTTAAAACATACGGAGTTAGCGTTTAAGTCATCAGAATTTTTATTCAATTTATCAACACAAGTAAGAGATATTCTAATTGATTATTTAAAGGTGCTTTTTAAGGAAACAGATTTAGGTAAAAGGTTTAATTATCAAGAAGATGAAAAATTAACAAAACTTTTTATTGGTTCAACTTTCCCTATGGAAGAAAGGTATTTTCCAAGGGTTTTAGTTGATGTAAATGTTTCAGATAGTGAAATCATTTCGTTTGGTGATGTTGGTTATGATGACAAAAATAACATTGTATTAACAGGCAGGTTTAACTACAATGCCGTATTAACCATTTCAGCATTAGAATTAGAAGAAATAAAGAATTTAGCAGATGTTTGTTTACTTTTTATTGTAAACAGGTATTATAGAAGCCAACTTCAAAAATATGGTATTGGTGTAGTAGATGCAAGAGGTTTTAGGGTAAGTGCTATTAGAAGGGAAAGGTTAGTTCCCACTATTCCGTTTTGGTTGACAGAGGTATCTTTTGTAGTTTATTCAGAGTGGCAACAATTAATTGAAAAGAAAGGTGTTGTTATTAGTGGTGAAATTGTTGAAATAGAAATTTAAGGAGGTTTAATTATGGCACAAAGAGACATTATTGTTAGGAGGGTTGTTGGTGCAAGGGCTGTTCCAGCCCCTGTTGGAATACCCGTTATTATTCCTGCTGTTATTTGTAGAACACTTGGTAAAAAGACACAAGAAGTTGAAAGTATAACAAGGACACCACCTGGAACTGATTATGTTTGGATTGACAGGTTAAAAGAAGATACAAAATTACCTTTAAATGAAATAAACGATATAGAGTATGTTTACACTTATACTGAGGGCGATAAAACTTATAGTTTTAAATATGTTTTCAAAAGAGGAATACATTTCAGGTTTGTTAAGTTAAAAGACCAGGATACACCTGAAGTTGAAGAATATTTACCATTTGAAAATCTTCACATTACTGATTTAAAAGAAGGTGAAACACGAATTAGGTATGGTATTGATTGGTCGCAAGCACCACTTTTACCACCAGTTGAATTTGAAGCAGAACCAACTCAAAATGGAACTGGAACAAAGTTTTCTTCTGGTGATTATGAAATTAGGGTTTTTGCTGTAAGTTTACAAGCACCGACATCGGGTAGCGGGGGTCTATATCTTGTTGGTCAATCTATTACTAAATTGCTAACATTATCAGAAGATGCTTATATTAGGGTGTCTTGGAAAAGAGTTGATTATGTTAAAGGTTATATTATTGAAATAAAACGGGTTGGAGGTTCTACTTACAGGTTTTTTGTAAATCCGCATGTTACAGATAGGATTTTTATAGTAGAACTTACAGCGATAACATATATTTCAGGTGGTAAACAAGTTCCTGAAAGCAACAAAGATTACACTTTGAATTACAAGTATTTAGTAAGGTTAGTTAATCAACCAGTTCTTTATTCAGCAATAGAACAAGTAAGGGAAGACCACGGATTAGGTTCAGAAGCATACAATATTGCAAGGTATTTTCTTTCAACTGAACTTGGTAATGCTCCATTTTTAGTGATAGTTGGAGTAGAAGAAGATAGTTTAGCAGGTTATTTGAATGCTTTAAAAACACTTGAAAGTGTTAATTGTCATTTAATCTTTGCTACTTATTATGGAACTGATGTTTTAGATTTATGGGATGCTATGTATCAGCATTGTTTGGCACTTTCTGACCCTGTTACAGGTCAAAGAGAAAGGTATGCTGTTTTTGCTTTGAAAAATGGTATTCAGTGGTATGACAATGAACTAAAAACTACTTTACAGCATTTTAGAGCAATGGAAGGTAAAGGTAAAAGGGCTTTCCTTGTTGTCTTTGATGGTGGAGAAATTACACTTAACACTTGGATAGAACAAGATGGTTCAATAACAAAAGACAAAAAAGTGTTAACGCAGAGTTTTGACGACATTACATCTCTATTTGGTGCTATGCTTGTTTTTGCAAGGTATTGTTCATTTAGAGACCCTGCTTCTTCATTAACAGAAAAATCTATACCTGGTTTAACATTTCAGAAGAATTCTTGGGGTGATGATGTTTACTTATATTTAAGGGATTTAGGTGCTTTTGTTGTAAGGAACGATTTAGGTTCAGCAGTTGTTGATTTAGATATAAATATGTCGTATGGTTTACTCGGTTTAAATGATTCACAACTACCTATCACAATGACAGAAGATTGGATGAAGCAAGATTTAAGAAGTAAGTTAAAAGTTTTCAGAGGTAAAAAGAATATAGAGTTAAGGTTAGCAAGTGTGATAAACTATATAAAACTAATTCTTGATTCGTATGTTTCTGCTGGTTTAATAACTTCATATGATGAAGGTTCAATAAAAGTTGAAATACTTTCAACAGGACAACTAAAAGGTTATTTCAAATATACACCTGTTATAATTATCAATCAAATCTTGTTTGAATACGATTTTGAGTTTATTTTATAAAATAAGGAGATAAAATGAAGAAGGTGATAACTACGACTTTTAGTGTTAGTATGTTGCCTGTTATTGGACAAGCAAATTTAAGAATAAGAGAGGTTAGCGAAGATACTTTCAATTCTGAACTTGGTGATGATTTTGAAAGTTATGTTGGACACGAAACTACTGCAAAGTTGTTAAGTGAAAAATTAGGTAAGGATATTAAGTTTAACAGAGCAAATTTAATGTTAGAACCTAATATGAGGTTATTTGTTGCTGTTCCTCAGTTCAGAGTAGAAGTAGCAAGAGAGTTTACACCAGAAGAAATAGAAAAAGCAAAATTCAGGTATTTTATTATTGAATTAATTCCTTCTGAAAAAGAGGTAAAAGGTGTAAGAGTAGAATTTAAGGTAAAAGATGGTGATTTGTATATTAACGATTACAAAGTTTTAAAGGCGTGGGAATCAATAGCAGGTTGGTATTGGTTTGGTGTTGAAGAAGTTGAACCTGGTCTTTGGTTTGGTCTTGTTCAAGGTTTTGAAGACGAATGGAGTTATTTTGATGAAAATGAATTAAAAGAGCTAATGAAAAGAGGTATAGTTTGGGAAATTAAAAAACAAGATTTACCTTTTGCTGGAAGAAGAAGATAAAAAAAGTCCTTTTTCGGAGTTTTTATAAACATTTAAATTTGTAAACAAAAAATTTTAAGGAGGTAAAAAGTATGGCAGGTTTAGTTTCAACAAGAGGTTATGGTGTAGGTATACCACCAAGCAATAAGGTTGTCATTCCGTTTTCTTGCACAATTTACGATTTAGAAGGGAATGAAGTTGGTTATATGATTTCAATTACTTATGATACGACAAGGAGAGTTGAAAGGATTAGGCATTTAAATGCTTTTGATGCTGGTAGGATAATAGAGCAAGCCCCTGCCCCAGAAGATTATTCTGTTTCAGGTGAGGGTTTTACTTTATATACTGACGATTTAGCAAATCCTCAGAGTGTAATTGGAAGGTTAACAAAAGAAACAGGTCTGGCAGTATTTGAATGCTTAAATCAGCAAAGGATACCTTTTAATATTGTAAAAGAAGTCGTTCATCCTGCTACTGGTATAGGTTATCAAACGATTTTCTATGAATGTTGGTTAGCAAGGTATTCAGAGACTTTTGCTACAAGGAATGTTGTTGTTTCAGCAAATGTTTCAATACAGCCAACTTTTGTTGAAAGCAGGATTGTTCAAGTTTCTGGTGCTGGTGGTAAACAACCAATTCCGAGAAGTTAAAAGGAGTAAAGTATGTCTCCAATTGACATAAGGTTAACTGATTTTGAAGTGCCAAATTTAAACGATTTACCTTCTGATTATCAAGACCTTTTAGATTTGATTAATCTTGGTAAGTATGAATGGGTTGTTCAGTTATACAATTATGAGTTTAAGATGGGTTCGCTTTGGGAATGGGAATGGCGTGAAATTTACAGAAAACTTTCAGGTTTAGATTTACTTGCAAAAGACAGATTAATAAAGGTAGAAGTTTTAACAAAAGCAATAATAGAGGTAAAATCATATTCAACGAATAAAACTTGGGAATTTAAGGAAGAAAGCCAAAAAGTTATTTTAAGACATTTATTACTTTCTATGGATAAAAAAGTGATAGATGATTTATATGAAGGATTTAATTATGGTGAAGAAATTGCTTTAAAAAAGTTTAAAGAAAAACTTGAAGATATAAAAAGGAGGGTAAAAAGCGATTTTTTCGTGGATTTTGGAAGTTATTAAATGCATTAGGTTATAAAATACCAACTTCGGAATTTTTTACAATTTTAAAAAATCCATTTTTATTAACATTTATAATTGAAAACATTAAATGTGATTACGAAGAAATGAGACAAAGATTAAAAGAGCAGAAACCAATTCGTTCAGTTGAAGAGATAAAAGATGAGGTTGTAAAAGAATTAGAAAGAAGACAAAAAACAGGTTTACTAAAATCATATAAACATTTAAGAGAAATAGAAAAAGTTTCAGAAGATTTAGATTATCCTGAAATATGATGGATATTTTACAAGACCAATTTGTTAAAAGAACGCTTGTCCGTTTAGAAAAATGTTTTATAATAGATTTAGATAGGTTTTCTTTGCAATATGATGACAAGGTTTTAGATAACATTAGAGCGTTTGCTATTACTCAACTTTCAAGAGTTGCTGGTTTAGTTTCTGGTGTTTCACAATCAACAGAGTATTTAGTAGAAAGTTCTATTGCTTTAATGAGAAAATTTGGCTTACAGGGTGTTTACATTTTCAGGTTAAATCCAAGACAAATCTCTTATGGTGATAGAAAATTAGTAAATGTTTACAGGTATGGTTTTGGTTCATTTGATGTTCAATATTTTGGTAATGATTTAATTTCAGCGACAATAGATGGAAGGACAGGTCTTTTAACACCTCATTATGAACTAATCAAAAAAGGTGTTACTGATATTAGGTTATCACTTGGTTATTTAAAACTTATAGAATTAGAAACATTTTTCAGGGATTCACCTCCAAAGTTGCTTTTTGGTTTCCTTGAAAGGTTTTATTATGGGTTTATGTTAGAATTTTCATATTCTATGTCAGCAGAAAATCCATACAACATTGATTACAAAATAGTTATGAATTTACATCCAAACAGGTATTGGTATGGTGATGTTTTAAGAGGATTTAACGATTTCAATACGGAGATTTTAGATAAGGTTCAATTAATGTCAGAGCAACCTATTAATTTTTATATGCCTTAATAATATGCCAACGAGAAGAAGAATAGAAGGGGAAGGTGAGACTTTGCGTTCAGAGATAGTTGAAGAATTACAGGAGCGTTTAAAGGATATAACTGCGTTTTTTGAAGAATTAGGTGGGAAAGTTGAAGAGCAATCTGATATTTATAGAGAAGCAGAAAGAGATATGAGAAGGTTTTATACAAGGTTAGGAGAAGTTCGTGAAGTTTTAGAAAAGAAAAAGGTAGCAGTAGAAGAACTAACTTTAAAATTAGAAAAAGCAAGAGCTATTTACGAGAGATTAGAAGATGTATTAGAAGAAAGATTTCCAAGGGAACTTGAAGAACTTCGTAAAAAATTACAGGAAATGTCAGAAATTATTGAAAGAAGTTCAAGAAGTTTTGGTAGAATGTTGGCAGAAGGTATACCACTTGAAGATTTAGGTAGGTTTGGTAGAACTATTAGTGTAGTAGGCAGTGCTTTAAGAAGGTGGTTTGGTATTACTATACCGACAACTGTTTCTGAAATGTTAAGGGATTTAGTAAGGGGAATAGAAGATTTCAATACAAGGTTATTACGATTAAGGGAGACTATACCACTTGCTTTTATAGAGGCTGGTGAAATAACAAGGACAGGTATGTTTGCTATTCAGCAGGAAATAGAAGGGTTTGCAAGGGCTATGAGGATGGAAAGAAGAGAATTTTTAGAAGTTTTCAGGGAATTAAGGGCTACTGGTCTTTTATATGCTATGAATGAATATCAAAGGATAATGACTTTACAAGACCTTTATTCACAAGGTGAAATAAGTGCAAGACAATTTATTAGTGGTATTTCAGATGCAATAAGGGAATTAAGAGGGTTAGCAATTGCTCTTGGTATGACTGATAATCAAATTTTAAGGTTTACGGAGACTTGGTCAAGATTACTTATGACAAGAGATGTAGATGAAGTTCAATCCGCTTTGGTTGCTTTACAAAGAAGAGCAGTAGAGGGTGGTATAGGTATGGAACAACTTACAAGGTTTATGGAGCAACTTACTGATAGAACAAGATGGTATGGTATTAATCTATTTGAACTTTTAGGTATAACAAGGGATTTAACAGAACTTATAAGGACAGGTGCTATTACTACACAAGATTTCATAAATGCTTTAATTAGTGCTCGTCAGCAACTTTCACCTGACAGAGCAGGAACAATCTTTTACTTTTTAGCGAATTTTTCTGATGACCCTGCTGTTAGAAGGATGTTAGAAGGTTTTGAAAGGTCAGGTTTACAACCTGTTTTAGCAGTTATGTATTTAATGAGGGAGCCTTGGGAAAGGTTTAGAGAAACTTGGGATGTATTAACTAATGAAGAAAGAAGAAGGATAACTTCGCTTTTAGAAAGGTTAGGGTTTGTTGAAAATGGGATGATACAATGGAACAGGTTAATAGAGACAGCAAACAGGTTTCAGGCAGAGTTTGTTTCAGCAGTTCAAAGGTATACAAATTTAATACCTGACCCGAGCGTAAGATTTTATATGGAGCAAGAACTTTTAAGGCAAGTTGGTATAAATGTTGGTTCACTTCAAGAGTTAGCGGTTACAACTTCATTAGCAACAAGGATGCATCAAATGACAACAGAAGGTATAAAAGAAGAAATGAGAGCAAGGGTAGAAAGAGACGAGGTTCTCGGCAGAGGTTTAAGAGAACTTGAAAAATATACAACTTTACTAACAGATGCTTTTTCAGAATTAAGGAAGACAGTTGGTGATTTGGCTGATTTTATTAACAGGGAAATTTTAAGGGAACCACAAAGGGTTGTTCCTACTGTTCCATCACCTATTTTTGCCCCTGAATTACCGAAATGAGATTATACACTGATGTAAACATTGATGTTCGTTTAGTAATCTTTAATGGTGAAAAACTGATTTTTTGTTCAAGAGATGCAAAAAGTTTCAGGGATGAATGGAAAAATAAAGGTGTAAGGCAGGTTATTTCAGTGATAACAGGTGAAGTTTGGGATTTAGATGACCCTCAAAAGGTGTTGCTTTTAAATTTACCGCCTGTTTCTGTAACAATTACACAAGGAATGAATACTTTTTCAACTGCTTCTGTTACTTTTGCTAATATTGGTGGCAGATTTTGGAAAAGGAAAGTTGGTGAGAAAGTTGACTGGTCAACTTGGAAAAACAGGTCAATTTTTAGTGATTTTGAAGGTGATTATGAAGAAGCAAGAGAAATTTTATTAAAAGAATTAAGAAAATGTGAAGGAAGTGATTATTACAAAAATTTATTACATTATTTCAAAAACCCTATCACAGAAACTATTGACAACTTTACAAGACCATTTTTAGTTGTTGATTTTGGCAATCTAATTTTCATAGATGCAAAAGACAGAGATGGTAAATGGAGAGCACTTTTTACAGGTTATATTGAAACTGTTTCAGAAACTTATGAATCAGCAAAAGATAGAAGGTTAACTTTAAGTTGTAGTGGTTTAGCAAGGTATTTTGACAGGGTTCCTGCTTTCCCTGAACTTGGTTCAGGCTTATTTTTCAGTTTAATTTTACCTGACAACTTAACAGAAGAAGAAAAATCTTTTTATCAGGGCTATTTTGCTTCATATAGAGAGTATAGTGATGTTTTTAAAGATAAGTTTACGCAATATGAAAATTTAAAAGATTTAATGAAGTTTATCCTTGAAATTTTCAGGTTCAGGTTAGGTCAGTTAAAAGAAGATGAAGCAGAAGAAGTTATAAGCAAGTTAAAGGTTGCTGGTATGGTTTCGCTTTCAGAACCTCAAAAAAGAGAGTTAGAAGACAGGATACAAAAGATTTTAGAAGGATTTAAACAAGCTTGGAAAGATAAAGGTGTTCATAAATTTCCGTTTTACAACGATGTTTTTATTTATACAGGTTTCAATAATTTAAGGAATAAGTTCTATTTACCATATGGTTTGAAAATTGGTGGTGAAATAAAACTTTTAAACAAGTTAGCAATTGCTGATGTTTACATACCAGCAGAGTTTGACTTATTTTTTGAAAAAGGTAGTGGTGAAGGTCTTGGTTATTATTCTACCATTTTTGGTGAAAAACTTACAAATCAATTAAAAGACAAAGATGTAGCAGTTCTTAATTTTTTAAAGAAGTTAATAGGGCTTTCAATTTTACAATCACCTTTTCATCCAACAGAGAAAAAACTAATTGAAGTAATTAGGGCTTTTTTAAAAGCATTTAATTTGTTCTTCTTTGAAGATGGATTTGGCAACATTGTAATGGATTTTATAAGGTATAATGAAATACCAACTTCACCTTACGCTTTTTATGAGGAGTTAAGGGAAAATGGCGATAAATATATTTTCAGGGAGGAAAAAGATATACTCAGTAGTTCGTTTACAAAAGATGGTAGCAAATTAATGACTGCTTTTTATTTTCATTCAATGTTAAACATACCAGGTGTTCCTCAGCTTTCTCAATTTATAACTGAATTAATGAATTCAGGACACGCTTTTGCTTCACCTGAATTTGTTTTAAGGTTTGGTTATAATGTAGAAACAATACAGGATGTTTTTCTTTCTTGGAAAATAAACCTTTTTCAGTATAAGGAATTAGTTAAAACTTTAAATGAATATGCTATGGCACTTTTAGAACAAAGGAATGCTTTAAGGTGTTTCAGAATGAGGATAACAACAAGACATAGACCTGATTTACAGGTTGGAAGGGTTATCTATTTACCTTCGCAGGAAAAACTTTGGTTTATAGAAAAAGTTTCACATACAATCACTTTGGGTTCAGATTTTACAACTACTTTGGAACTTTCTGCTGGACACGACATTAATTATAAGTTAAGAGAACCAAGAGTTGTTTTAATAAAAAAGTTGAGTGATTTTCACAATGAACTTTATTATCCTGATGGACAAACAGAAACAAGTTTTTCACCTGAATGTGGACTTGTTTTAGTAAACGGAACAGATTTCCCTGCTGAAATAAAAGAAAGTGTTTTATACGCACCAGCAAAATTTGTTGAAGATAAAACTTTATATAAGGTTTCTACTCAGTTTAATCCATTTTTACACGATTTTTATAAGGAAAGGAGTTCGCAATGGATAGTAATAGATATAAGGCTTTTATATTTTTTGGATTGGTTTCATACAGCGTTTACAAACTTTTTCAACAAAGACCCTGTTTACGATTATTACAACAGAGAAAAACTATTGAATGAACCTGACATTGTTGTTTTACCTTACATTTCGTCAATTTGGAGAAATCCTGTTTCTGGTAAAGAATCAAGACATTATAAAGGTAGAGCAATTGATATAAGTGGTATTGTATTTGTTATTTTTAGTAAAGAAGGTTTTAAAAAGTTGTTTGAAGGTTTGAAAAATTTAGTAAAACTTGGTTCTTTACCTTGTAAAAAGTATGAAGTTGTAAGAGAAGACAAAAATTTTGTTTATGCTTCTTCTGTTGAAAGCAATTTAGAGGAAGTATTAAAGTATGTCAATGATTTCACTATGAATGACATTTATAATTTTATTAAGGCAAAAGAAGGGTATTTCCTTGTTGCTTCAAAAGAAGAAAAAGAAACTTTCAAAAAACAGTTAAAACTTTTATCATTAAAGGATTTATTCCACAAGTATTTTGACAAGATGAATTTCAGGAAGGATGTCAGAATGGATGAGTTATGGATTATGTCAGAATGGGAAAGGAAGTTATACACTCCGCTTTTAGTTTCAACTATTCCAGATGTAAAAGAAATCATAAAACAAAATGAATATATAAAAGCAAAGGAAGGAATACCTAACAAGGATTTACCGAAGTATGTTAAGGCGTTTGATGAAGGTGTTTACATTTTAAAATTTTCATTTGATGCTTCTGAAGGAGTTTCTATTGAAAGACTTGCTCTTGCTAATGCTTTTACTTCTATCTTTTTAGTTCCTGAGCTTATTTCACCCGAGTATAATATAAGCAGAAAAATTGGAAGGTTTGTGGATGCTTCTGGTGGTATTTTAGAGTTATTGGCAGAATGTGTTAGGAAAAAAGTAATAGGTGACGAATTTTATCAAATGTTTGAAAACTATTATAAAGCTGAAGTGAGGACAACGCAAATTGCTGGTAAAGAAGAAGATATTAAGAAAAACTATTTAATATGGATTGCTGGCAATGGTAAAAATTATGAACAAATTTTAGATGATTTTGATGACATTAAAGAAGAGATTTCAAATTCTGGTGATGTTTATCACTTATACCATGTCCATATTTCAGTTGGTAAACCTGATTGTAAAGAAATACAATTTATTTTGAAAGGTTTAAAATGATTTTTGAAGATTATACTTATACAAGGCAACAACTTGATTTAGGTGTCATAATTACACAAGAAGAGATATCACTTTATCAAAGTAAAAATTTTGTTTTAAAGGAAACAGAAATGGGGCAACTACCAATTTTCAACCATTCACTTGATATTCCCCGTTATAATGTAAAAAGTTTATTTACAAATACAATTTATAGGGATTGTATTGCTTGTTCAGATGTGGGTGTTTCTGGTTATAAGCCTGGCGATGTAGTTGTTATTTTATCAATAAGGGATATAATGTTTTTCATTTTAACAAAGGTTAACTGGTTAGCACAGAGAAAATTTGAACAAGGACAAATAGAGCCTTATTTACCAGGCAGAAAAGTGTTTACAAATGAGGTCAGTTCAATTTCTTTGGAACAAACAGGTGAAATAATATTCAGGTTTAATGTTGGATATTATGACAATTTTATTAAGTTTGGTAGTTATTCAATTGATAAAATAGGCAGGTCTTTACTTATAATTGGTAATGATGCTTTTGGCGAACTATTACAAATGGGATTTGATGGTTCAGTTCATTTTAAAACTTTAAAGGATTTAGAAATCATTTCAAAAACTACTTATTTAGATACAGAAGATTTAACTGTAAGGGTAGTGTCAGAAGATAAAGGTATTCTTTACGATGTAAACAATTATGTAGTTTTCCGAGTAAAGGATGATAAAAGTTTAGAGGAAACTTTTTTTAGGTTAAATCCTTCTTTTGTTGAACTTTATCTTGGTAAGGAAAAACAATGTCGGTTATACTATGAAGCAAAAAATGGCAAGAATGGTTTAATTGAATTAAATTTTAATGATAAATTTTATGTGATAATAGATGGTGAGAGTGAATTAATGAAGGTTTACAGTGATGAAAACAATTTAACACCTGCTGTAAGGTATAAAGAGTTAAAGCAAGAATTAGAGAGTTTAAGAAATTGGTTAATGACGCATACTCATACTGGTAATTTAGGTAGTCCGACTTCACCACCACAGCAGAATTTACCTGTTATGAAAGACTTTAAAGCACAAAAAGTTCAAATAGAATAAAAGGAGGCGAATATGAATTGGGAAGAAGTTTTAAATATTTTAAGACAAAATCTTATTGAATGGTTAGTAAAAGTTAAAAAAGATGATTATAAGCCAGAGTTTGTTTTAGATAACATAGGGGAAATTAGTAATTTAGGTGGTGTTGGTGCTTTTTGTTTAGCAATAATTGATACAATAAAGGAATTGGAAGATAATGAATTTTTTGGCGACAGAATAGAAACTTTTCTTGATTTAAGTGATACACCTAATAGTTATTTAAAACAAAAGGGAAAATATTTGAAGGTTAACCAAAAAGAAGATGGTTTAGAGTTTTCAGAAATAAAATGGGGTGAAATTAGTGGTAGTTTAAACAATCAAACTGATTTAAAGCAAAAATTAGATGAATTAGAAACAAAAGCGATAGTTTATTCAATTGTTTTTGGTGGATAAAAATGAAGAAATTAATAAAAAATTACACCTTTTTACCAAATGAAAGAAAAATTATTTTCAATGATTATACGAGCATAGATTTGGAGAGGGTTTTAGTAATTACAAATGTAACAAGGAATATAATTATTTACAATTTTGCTGACCCGACGAAAGGAGGAAATGTTTCTGGTAATACTTTGATTTTAAATTATGATACAACTGGTATGGATGCTAATGATAAATTACAGATTTGGTATGAAGATATTGAATTACCCTCATTAGAGAAAACACAAAAAAGACAATTAGGTTTATCAGGAATAGGTGTTGATATGCAATTTACAATAGAACAGGCTAACACTGCTTATGCTATTCCACCTGAGCCACCTAATGATTATTATACACTTTTAGTATATAATTCTTCTGATGTTGATATTTTTATAAGGTTTACAGAAGGAACAACTAATGGAGTTGGATTAGCAGCAGGTTCAGTATTTACAATAGATTTAGGTCCAAATCAGCAAATATATATTTATTGTAGAGTAAGCGGAACAACAATTAATTTATCTTATAAAGTTATTTAAAAAAAATTTAAAGGAGGTGAATTATGGCATCAATATCAGATTATTATGAGAATAAAATTATAGACCATATGTTAAGGGGTCAGTCGTTTACTCCTCCTTCTACGATTTATTTAGCACTTTATACTGAACCTCCTTCTGATTCTGGTGGAGGAACAGAAGTATCAGGTGGCGGTTATCAAAGACAACCGATTAGTTTAGCGCCTGCTTCAAATGGTGCAACTTATAATGTTGAGGATATTGTTTTTCCAACCGCAACATCAGATTGGGGAACAATAGTAGCAGTTGGAATATTTGATGCTCAAACTGGTGGCAATCTTTTGATGTGGGCTATGTTGACTACTCCAAAAACAGTTAATGCTGGTGATACATTTATAATAAAAGCAGGTGATTTAGATATAAGTTTTGATTAAGGAGGTAAATTATGCCATCAGAAGATTATATACAGCTTCCAGCTGATTCAACAGGAAAGAAAGTAAGGGCGATTTATAATGATATAACACAAAGTTATGAAGAAGTTCAGTTATCAAAGGAAATTGAAACAGTAAATCCTGTTTATGCTGTTGCTGTTTCTGCAAGTGCTGTTGCCGCCAGCAAGCATCATTTGAGTATTTGGAATGGTTCAACTTCAAGTTATATTAGAATTTTGAAAGTTATAGTTTCAATGCATTCTACAGCTGCAGTTAGTGGTTATATCATGCAATATATTATGCAAAGGGCGAGTGCTGTTAGTGGTGGAACTGCTTTAACAATAGTGAAATTTGATAACAGAAACCCAGACTTGCCAAGTGGAATTTCAGCCTCAACTGGTGCAACAGTAACATTAAAAGAGGCTCCAATAGCCATCTTTGCCATAAATCCAGAAGAGACTGGTTCACAATGTTATGTTCAGTTTGACCCGCCTACAGCAATTGTTATAGCACCAAGTGAAGGCATAACTATTCAGCAATACGCTACTGCTGGTGTTGGTTTATTTAATGCAGTAATTTATTTTAGTGTAGAAACAATTAGACCTTAACAATGAATGTAGCAAAGAAGCATTTCTGGTTAAGTGGTTGGGGTGTTGGTCAACCTGTGTATGGTTCAGCATCTTTTACTGGAATTGGAACTTTAACAGGAATTGGTGGATTATTAATTTTTGGTTCTTCTTCTTTACTTGGAAGAGGGATATTAAGTAGTGTAGGTTCTCTGATTAGATATGGGTCAGCAGTTTTATCAGGAATTGGAAATTTAGTTGGAGTTGGGAAATTAATATTAACAGGCAGTTCTGTTTTAAGTGGAATTGGTTCGTTAATTGCACGAGGCTCAAGGTTTCTTTTTGGTCGGGTAACTTTATTTGGAGAAGGTATATTAACAACTATTGGTGGTTTAGTCAAAATTGGGCAAGCAGTTTTATCAGGTATAGGAGATTTAGTTGCACAAGGTTCAAAAATACTTTTTGGTCAAGCAATTTTATTTGGAGAAGGTATGCTATCGGTTGTTAGTAGACTAATCAGGACTGGTTCAGTGTTTTTATCAGGCGTAGGAAGTTTAACAGCAACAGGTGTAAAAATAGTGATAGGTCAAGTAGTTTTATTTGGAAAGGGAATATTAACAGCTATTGGAGCAGTAATTAAAAAAGTTATAGCAAAGTATATAAGGTTATCAAAGTATGTAAGGTTATCAAAGCATATAAGGTTATCAAAGTATATAAGAATTGATTGAAATTTAATTTAAAAAGGAGGGAAAAATGAAAGTAAAAGTAATAGAGTTGCCGAAAGAAAATTTAACAGCTCAATTTTTAGAGCAAGTAATAAATGAGTTTTTAGAAGTTGAAAAGCCAATAGATGTTAAGTTTGAGTTCAATTCTGAGTTCGGTCTTTTAATAATTATTTATCAAACGATAGAGGATAAGAATAAAATTTTAAGGAAGAAATAAGATGAAAGATGTAAACACAATTATTAAGGAATTAATTACAAGGGCAAAAGAACTTGCTCCAAATTTTAACTGGGAACCTCAGACAGTTGTTTCAAGGTTATTTCTTTCAGTTCCCGCTTTGGAGATGTCCAATTTATATTTAGTTGCCGAGTATTTACACAGATTAATGTCGTTTGATGGAATAAAATCACTTTTAACGGATGACAATTTTAAAACAAATTTAGCGAATGCTCTCAGTATAACGAAGCAAGAAGTTGAAAATCTTATTAATAGGGATTTAGAGTATTTTGGTGAAAGGTTTGGTATAAAAAGGAAATCAGCAACTTATTCAAGAGGTATGATTACTCTTTATTTTTCAACTTCTGACAGTGTTTCAATTCCTGCTAATACAACTTTTATAGCAAAAAATGGTGTAGAGTATATTAGTTTAGTTGATATTACAGGTAGTCCAAGGCAAGACTCTGAAACAGGTTTATTTAGGTTAGATTTTTTAATTCAATGTAAAGAAAAAGGTTCAATAGGGAATGTTCCTGCTGGTTTTATAACGAGGATTAACAGGGTTTTACCAAATTTTGTTTCACTTACGAATTTATATCCGTTTACAAATGGAATGGATGAAGAAGATTGGTTAACATATTTAGACAGGGTAAAGTTTTTAAGATTTTCAAGCAGTTATGGTTCAAAGTCTTGGTTAGAAGCACTTTTAATGTCAAACATAAATGTTTTAGATGCGAAGGTTTATACAGCAAACGACAATGTATTTTTAAGAAGGTATGGTGCAGAAATTTGGGTTGTTGATTATGAGATAATAGAACAAGATAGTTTAAGTGGAACTGAAAATGAGAAATATGTTCTTTATCCGCCTGCTTTAAATATTTTAACAAATAATGCTAATATTATTAGAGGAACTGTTTACAATGATGTTTATTCTTTTTCAGTTTTTGCAAAAGAGAAAATTGTAAGGATTGCTCCTGGTGTAATAACTTTTACTTATGATAAAACAATTTATTATTTACAAGAAGTTGTTTCTGACCCTGAGTTTTGGTTTTTAGGTGGTGAAAGGAATGTAGTTATAAGAAAGGCTTTACCTTGTAATGTTAAAGTTGAGGTAAAAGTTTACCCTACTCATACAGCCATAGACAAAGAGGTTTTAAAACAGAAGATTTTAGGTGATTTACAAGTATTTTTGAATGGTGGAACAACTTCTTATGGTGTTAAATACAACAGGGTAAAAATTGGCACTCAGTTTGACATTTCAGATATGTTAAATGTTATAATAGATAATCCAGAAGTGGACAGGGTTGATATAAGTTCATTCAAGGTATACTTAAAACATTATTACAGCAACGATTATAATATTGAACCTGAATATGTTCAGGCAAGGTTAGAGTTTTTTGAATATCCTGTTTTTGATGCTACTAACTCAATCATAAAAATAGGAGAAGAACTACCAGCATAAAAAGGAGTAAAAAATGGATGAACTAACAATAAAGGTTTTACCTGAGAAGCCTTTCCTTTTTGATACTTTGATTTCTTTTTTAGACAGGGGTGTTTTTAACACGCAAAAAGGTGTTTATCCAAATTTCCCCTTACAACTTAAAATAGAAGGTTGTGTTGTTGGAGAGGTTATTTCAGTATATTTTAATGACAAAAAAGTAGCAGAAATACAGGCATCAAGTGACACTTTGATTTGGGATTTTGAACCTGACTGGTCTCAGGAAACAAACAAGTTATATGTAATTGGAACACAACACGAGAAACCTTCAAATGTTGTTTACTTTTTCCCACAGAATTTTGCTGTTTTCCTTTGGCTTTTCAGTGAGCAATTTGTTTACATTATTCAGGAATTAGCACAGAGTAAACAAGATTTCTTTATACAAAATAATGTTATTGGTGATAGTATAAGACCAGAGTTTAAAACAGGTAAAGATTACTATGAATTGAGTAAATATGTTTTTGATGAGATAATCCCACCTTTAAGAGATTTCACTGATGGTTTACTTAAAAGAGCGTATTATTTACAGACTGCTTACAATTGGAAAACAACTTTTTTTATTAGTTTAATCCTTTTTTATGAGATTTTTTATCCATATTTAAAAGATAAAACAGGAGGTAAGTATTTTCCTTACTTTTTACCTTACGATGAAGTAGAAGTTTTTACTTTAAGACAATTAGTTGAGAGAATTCAAGGCAACACAATATATTTCAAACAAGATACTTTTTACAGGTTAGGGACGAATTATTTTATTGGAACTAATCCAGAAAGTTTTACAATTCTTAATCCTGGTGAAAGGGTTGTTTATATAGATTTTTATCAAAATTTAAGACATAAAGGAGCAAAAGCGTTTATAAACAGGAAAGAAATTAGTGATTTTTTAAGTTTAGTTGATTTAACTTATATTGGTTTAACGCAAGATGTTTATATTGATAGTGATGGCAGGTATACTGGCAGTAAAGGTTCATATTTTGTCATCTTAGACCCACCTTTGTTTTCTTATCAGTATCAATTTTCTTTACCTTATCTTCAAGATACAGGTTTAAGGATAATAGACAGGGTTATTGTAGAAGTTCCTTATGTTCCAAATGTTCCAATCGCCCTTGGTATAAATCGGCTTACTTATCAAAGGTTTATACCCGTTTATTACTTTTATTATGATGGTAGTAGAATTACTACACTTTGGGAACCGTCTTTTTTAACAACTGAATATTCAGATTTAAGGTCATTTCCTAATAGTTATTATGCTGATGGCGAAGTATATGTTTCATTAAGAGATGATTTGTTTATACCAGAGGTAAAAAGTAGTTTGAATGATTTTGGTAAACAAGTGGTAAAAGCAATGGGTTTTTATTGGGATTTATGTAAGTTATCAATAAACAAATTATATCTTTTAATTGGTATTTTTGAAGATAGAATTTACAAACAAAGAGCGAAACCTGTTTTTTGGAAAAATTTTGATTATTGGTTAACAAGTTTAGAATAAGGAGGTGGATATGGCACAAAGAGTAAAAATAGATTTTAAACCAGGTTTTAGGGTAACAGAAGAGGTAATGGATGCTCTTGGTATTTTGGCAAGGGATTTGATTTACCAAGTGATTTCTGCTTTAAGTTTAAGAGATGAAAACTATGGAGTTATTGTTAACGGCTTAGAAACAGATGATATTTTTAGTGAAAACAAGTTATTTCCTTCTGTAAGTGGTAATCAGGTTCAAGTTTCACCTGGTATTTGTATTACACATGACAAAAAGTTTGTTGTTATAACAGATACATTAATTGTTGATTTACCACCGAATGGAACTTGGAATTTATGGCTTTTAGTAGAAGAACAGCGGGATACTTCTATCGTTGTTCACGATATAGAAGGAAATATAGACTATCCTGTTTATATAAATAGTGGTTGGCTTCAATGGTATCCGCCTGATATGTCTCCTGTTTATGATGGAATAAAATTAGGTCAATTAACAAGGACTGGAACTCAACTTGGTTGGACTTTCAATAAATTTACAAGGGATATTTTTGTTATAGTTGGTTCAAATTTATGGATAGGTGATAAAGATGACAATATTGTTAAGTTTGATAGTTTAATACAGCCTTCTGTTTCACCTGGTGTTTCACTTCACAGGTTTTTAGCCTGTAAAGGTTCAGGTATAAGAACAATCAAAAATCCATTTGCGTTAACATTTGACGATATACAAGGTGAACCTTTTTTAATTCACAACAGGTATGTTTTTAAAGCAGGTGTAGTTTTTGCTGAACACGGAATTATGTCAAACTTTCTTCCAGATTTTCAAGACAGGAGGTATGTTCCCTTGTATCCAAAAGTTAAAGAGGCTGAAAACAAAATAATTTTCTGTGTTTCACAAGTGCAAGTAAATGATGACATAAGGTATGTTTGTGATGACATTTATGGTAGTGATAAAACAAATAGAGAAGGTTATGTTATCTCTGGTGGCTATATAAGAAGATACATAAAGAATTACTATGTTGATGACCAACCTGGTAAACAATTATTAGTTTATGTTGAATATAATTCAACTGATGATTTAATGGAAATAAAGGTTGCTGAATATTCAGAAGAATTTTTAAATCAGTTGCTTTATCAGAATAAACTTGTTATTGGTAAGGTTTATGATGGAATGATAGGTAGAGAAGTAGAGATATGGAATTATGCTTATGTTATTGATGCAAAAAATATAAGGTTATCAAAGAATTTTGGTAGGTTAGGTTCTGCTGGTTATTTAGATTTTATAGTTGATAGAAAAACACTTGAAAAATATATTTGTGCTGATTTAGAAACACTAATAGGTAATGAACTTGTTAGAAGAAGAGGTGTTAGAAGTAAACTTGTTGATTATGATTATGAAACTTTAAAGGGTGAGTTTAGGATTTATGATAAAACAGCAACTTTAAATACTTTGACTGGTCATTTTAATGCTACTGATAACTCCATACAGATTTGTGTTGATACTGCTGATAATACTCTTATAAAGGTTTTAGCACTGACAGATGGTAAACCTGTTTGGAGTTTTATGAATCAGTGGGGATTTACAGCACAATTTGAGCAGAAGAAAGGTTCACTTACGAACGATAAGGTTCGTTTTGAAGATTTAGGTTGGAGTTTACAACCTGTTTCTTGGTTAAATGCTTGGGGATTGAATATTGAAACTACTCAAAATAAAGCGATTATTTTAGTGAACGAAATCAGGGTTTTAACAAAGCAATTTGGGGGTGAAATTTTTGGTGGAACAGAAACAATATATAGACCTTGGTTCAGGGTTTGGAATACAGGTGAAGCAGAAGGCTTTCAAAGGTTAGATTTAGGTTGGTTTTGGACATCTGCAGGTGTTCCTGTTTGGAATGGATTTATTTTTCAAATAGGTAAAGCATTTGGCAAATGGTCAATAATTCTTGATAGGCTTTCAGTAGGAAGTGAAAGAAAATGGTATAATATAGTTCAATTTGAGAGGTTAGAAAATCTTACAGAAGAAAAAAAGATGATTTTCAATCCATCTTGTGATTTTGATAGAACAATTATTTTAAAAGATTTCAATGTAAGAGGAGTTATGTCGTATATACCGCAAGTAAAAGATACAGAACAGGTTACAATGAGTGGTAATCTTGGTGCTCCTCGTGAATGGCTTGTTGGTGACACAAAAGGGTATCCTGTTGAATATGGGATTTATTATCAAGGTATGTTTACAGACGGCAATATCAGTGAAATTATTATTGATTTATATGATTTTAAGGAAAACAGAGTTTATGCTTTTAGTCAAAGTGGTTTAAATTTACCAACGAGATTACCTTATGTTTGTTCTTTTAGGAAAGACGGAAATTTATTAACAAGTTTATTTATATCGGTATCATTGGCCGAAGATACTTATTCTAATAAATTAGATAAACTATCACTTGTGGGATTTTGGTATGATTTTTCAACACAGCAAAGTGGTATACATACTATGATTATAAGCCTTCCTAATTACAAATATGTTGGTAAAAATACTTTTTATACTCCTTATGTGTCTTTAATTCCTTCGGTAAACAATCGTTTTATTGTTTTATTACCTTATATTGAAATGCAAGCAGGTGGCAATATGTATTTAAAATGTTTAAGGTATATTATTGATATTACTACGAGTGGAATAAATGTTTCAGAACCTTATGACTTTTTCTTAAATGATAATCCGATTTCTTATGCTGGTGAGTTCAAGACTTTTATACTTTCTTTTGTTGAAATACATAACGATACAGAGTTATATTTGAAGTTAACTGGTGCACACGAAGTTTTATTTTTAATGACTTTGTTTTATGATGAAACTGTTAATAAGAGACTTATTGATTATGTTGTTAAGTTAACAAATTTAACAGGTGAACCACCTATAACTTACTCTATCTGTATTGAAGAAGTTGGTTTTTCAAGTTATCCAAGTTCATTTCCACCTTTAAATTTTTACATTTTGAAATCAGCAAAGAAATATGGGAAGTATGTAATCGGAAGAGAATATATTTATTCAGAAGGTGGAACGACAGTAGTTGATGAAGATAGACTTAGAATATGGGAGTTAAATATCCATTCAGAAAGAGTTAATGTTGTTAATAAAGGATTTGCTTGGAGCGGTAATTTTCCGACAAGTTTGAAGAAGAAGTATTTTAGTAAGAGAAGAATTTTAATAGGCTATGGTGTTCAAAATAGAAGAATTATTTACATTAATGAAACTGACAATGTAAACGAGATTTTTACAGATTATTCACAAGAAACATTTTATCCTTTGTTTTTATATGATGATTATATTTATGCTCTTATATATAGAGATGATACACAAGTTGTATTCAGGAAATGGATTTTTGATTTTGAATAAAAAGGAGGAACAAAAATGAAAGATGTGATTTATTGTTCAAACTGTTTCAAAATTATAAGGAAAAATGAAGCAAAATGGGTAACAAGACAAACCATTTCAGATGAAAACATTCTTATAGAAGAATGGAGTATGCTTGTTTGTAAAAAATGCTATGACAAGTTATCAAAAGATATAAAGAAGAATGTGATAAAACAGGAATATGTTTACATAGAAGAAGAATAAGTTAGTTTATAATAATATGGAAGGAGGTGAGAGATGTTAGGGTTATGGTCTTTA